TTACGCATCAACGCCGAGCTCCTTCAGATACTCAGCCATCTTCGCCCGAACCTCGGCCAGCTCGGCCTCGATCCGCAGGATGTCCTTCTGCACGGCAGCCACGTCGATCTCTTCCTCCGGCTCGAAAGTGTCGACGTAGCGGGGGATGTTGAGGTTGTAGCCGTTCTCGGCGATCTCCTCTGGGCTGGCGCGGTGCGAATACCGCTCGATCTCGGCGCGGGTGCCGTAGGTCTCCAGCACCTTGGCGACATGCGCGTCGTCCATCACATTCTGGGTCTTGCCCGGCGTGAACTCCTTGCTGGCGTCGATGAACAGCACGTCGCGCCTGCCCTCGTTCGCGCCGCCCTCTTCGCGCGAGCGATCGAAGATCAGGATGGCGACCGGAATCCCCGTGGTGGTGAACAGGTTGGCGGGCAGGCCGACGACGGCGTCGAGCAGGTTCTCCTCGATCAGCTGCTGCCGAATGCGCCCCTCGGCCCCGCCCCGGAACAGCACGCCATGCGGCACGATCACCGCCACGCGACCGGACTGCCGCTTGGCGATCTCGATCATGTGGGTGATGAAGGCGTAGTCGCCCTTGGACTTGGGCGGCACGCCGCGCCAGAAGCGCTTGTACTGGTCGTTGTCGGCATCCTCCGCGCCCCATTTGTCGAGCGAGAAAGGCGGATTGGCGAGCACCACGTCGAAGCGCATCAGGTGGTCGCCCTCGACCAGCGCGGGGCTGTTGAGCGTGTCGCACCACTCGATGCGGGCGGCGTCCTTGGCGTGCAGGAACATGTTCATCCGGGCCAGCGCCCAGGTTGCTCCGTTCACCTCCTGCCCGTAGAGCGCAAAGTTCTCGGACCCGACCTCCTGCGAGGCCTGGATCAGGAGCGAGCCGGAGCCACAGGCAGGGTCGCAGATCGTATTGCCGGGCTGCGGCGCGGCCAGCTTGGCCAGCAGGCGGGACACGGCGGTGGGGGTGTAGAACTCGCCCGCCTTCTTTCCAGCGTCCGAGGCGAAGCGCGAGATCAGGTAGATGTAGCACTCACCGATGATGTCCTCTGTCACCCGCGACGGGCGCAGGTCGAGGGCGGGCTTGGCGAAGTCTTCGAGAAGGTTCTTCAGGCGGCGGTTGCGATCCTTGGGGCGACCGAGATTGGCCTCGGAGTTGAAGTCGATGTTGCGGAAGACGCCCTCGAGTTTTGCCCGGTTCGCGTCCTCGATCTTCTCCAGCGCGATGTTGATCAGCTCGCCGATGTTCGCCTCGTTTCGCTGGGCGTAGAGGTCGTAGAAGCTGGCGCCCTCGGGCAGGATGAAACGCTCGCGCTCGAGGCGCCGGCGAATGCGGGCCTCGTCACCGCCGTACTGATTGCGGTAGGTCTCGACGTGGTCGTTCCAGAGGTCCGAAATGTACTTCAGGAACAACATCACGAGGATGTAGTCCTTGTACTGGCCGGCATCGACGGCGCCCCGGAAGGTGTCGCAAGCCGCCCATGCGGTCTGGTTGATCTGCTGTTGGGTGATCTGGTCGGTCATCGGGCAATGTCCTTCTGGTCGGCGGCCTTCGCTGCATCGCCGAGAATGGCGCTTACGAGTTCTTCGCGGCGAGCGGCGAGTTGACGGAGCAGCTGCCCCTCCTGCCGGGCGAGGGCGTCGAGTTCGACGATACGTTTCTGCGTGGGCAGGTCGGGCACGGCGATCTCGAGGTTCTCGAGGACCGCCATGGGAATCATTCTGAGGCTTGTGCCCTGCGCTTCCGCGCCGAGCCTGCGCTGCGCGTCGGGCTGGTTAATGGCCCATGCCACGTATTCAGGGAGAACTCGGTCCCTGTCGGGGCGAACGATCACCAACGGGACAATGACCACGACGGGCTCCGGCAGCGAAGCGGGAATGGCCACCGCGGCGTTCGGCTCGCCACGCGATCGAAAGACGACCTCGCCGCCGCGGACGAAGTATCGGTCGGACAGCTTGTCTAGGTCGTACCTCTGGAAGTCCGGTCCTGGCGCTTCACCGTTCGTTCCGACGTCTCGCAACTGAAGCGCCGGCACGCCACCCTCCGACAGCGGATCGAGCCTGCCGCGCGCCGTGTAGCCGGAGTGAATGTCCGAGAGCTCCGCGAGCCGCATGAGAGAATCCTCTGTAAGGCGATTTACAGAGATCTATGCGAGCCCGTCCCTCGAGTCAATCCCTCAAAGCGCAGTTTTCTTCCTACAGAGAAAAATGCAGCGCCTGATGCTGCCATGTGAGCGGGAACGGCTCCAGCACCTGCGCGAGCGTCACCTCCGGCCCCTGCTTCCCGTCCAGGATCGCGTCGATGATGCCAGGCGCGAGCAGCGTGAGCCGTAGGACGCGGGTCATGTAGGAGGGCGCGATGCCCTCTCGTTCGGCCAGTTCGGCGATGGTGGCGTATTCGCCCGACTCCAGCATCCGCTTCCACCGGAACGCGCGGGCCAGCGCCTTGACCAGCGTGTTGTCGGTCCGCCGCGAGTGCGTGGCGCCTTCCGGCAAATGCATTTCCTTCCGCCCACCGCGCTTCACGACGCGGAACGGCACGCGGAACGTCACCGTCTCGGGGATCGGCGTGTTGCGGGTCACGCCGCTTCTCCGATGCCCCCGGTCAGCATCTCGCGAGCGAGGCCGCCGAGCCCGTCCACCCGCAGCCGGAGGTTCAGCCCGTTCACGCCGATGTCCACGCGCTCGACCAGCAGCGCCACGATGCGCACCTGCTCGGCTGGGAACAGCTCGTCCCACAGCGGGTCGAGCTGCTGCAATGCCGCACGGGCGTCGGCCTCGGAGATGTCGGCGGTGTGGGCACGTGCCGCCTTCCACGTCCGCGCGACGATCTCGGGCTGGCGAAACACGGCGCGCAGCTGGTCGATGACAGCCGCCTCGATCTCGCCCGCTGGCACGCGGCCCACTGGGCAGGATCCTGCGCCATGCTTCAGCACGGTCTGGCTGACGTAGTAACGGTACAGCCGCCCGCCCTTCCGCGTATGCGTCGGCGAGAAGGCTGCGCCATCGGGGCCGAACAGCAGCCCCTTCAGCAGCGCGGGCGTGTCGGCGCGGGTGCGGGCGGCGCGCTTGCGGGGGCTTTCCTGCAGGATGGCGTGAACCTTGTCCCACGTCTCGCGGTCGATGATCGCGTCGTGCTCGCCGGGATAGCACTCGCCCTTGTGCACGGCCTCGCCGATGTAGGCGCGGTTGTTCAGCATCCGGTAGAGGTACTTCTTGTCGATCCGGTTGCCGCGCGGCGTGCGGATGCCGCGTTTGGCAACCTCGCGCGCCAGTTCCGTGCCCGACCCGATCTCGAGGAAGCGGGCGAAGATCCAGCGGACATGCTCGGCGCGCTCGTCGTCGACGACCAGCTTCCGGTTCTCGACGCGGTAGCCGTAGGGCGGCACGCCCCCCATCCACATGCCCTTCTTGCGGCTGGCGGCGACCTTGTCGCGGATGCGTTCAGCCGTGACCTCGCGTTCGAACTGGGCGAAGCTGAGCAGGATGTTCAGCGTCAGCCGCCCCATGGAGGTGGTGGTGTTGAACGACTGCGTGACCGACACGAAGGTCACGCCGTTCCGGTCGAAGACTTCGACCAGCTTGGCGAAGTCGGCCAGAGATCGGCTGAGGCGGTCGATCTTGTAGACCACCACCACATCGACCAGCCCGTCCTCGATGTCCTCCAGCAGCCGTTGCAGGCCGGGGCGCTCCAGCGTGCCGCCAGAGATGCCTCCGTCGTCATACTGATCGCGGACCAGCACCCAGCCCTCGGAGCGCTGGCTGGCGATGAAAGCCTCGCAAGCCTCCCGCTGGGCATGGAGCGAGTTGAACTCCTGCTCCAGCCCTTCCTCGGACGACTTGCGCGTGTAGATCGCGCAACGCTGTTTCCGGACGATGGGCTTGGTCATGTCCGCGCCCTCCGGTTCTTGAGCCCGAAGAAGACCCACCCGTTCCAGCGGGTGCCGGTGATAGCGCGGGCGATGGCGGACAGCGATTTGTAGGGCCGCCTCTGCCATTCGAAGCCGTCGGCGGTGACAGTTACGACGTGCTCGACGCCCTGCCACTCACGGATCAGCCGGGTGCCGGCGATGGGCATGGCATCGGCGCGGACGCGACTCTTCTTGCGGTCGCCACCATCCAGTTCCTCGCCCAGCCGCTCCAGCCGACGGATTGTCTCGGGCTTCAGGCCACCATAGGCCAGCTCCTGGATCCGATAGGCCAGCCGGCTCTCCAGGTAGCGTCGGTTGAACGGCGGCGGCTCGCTGTCGAACAGGTCGCGCCACTGTGCCTTCAGTTCCGGCGTCGTAGCGGTCTTCAGCGCAGCCAGGCGCGCGGGGATGGGATCGTGGGTCGTCATGCGGTTCTCCGGTGAGTTGGAGTTGCATGACGGCATCGGTCGGCCGGAGAGTGTAGGCGAATTTCTCCAGTATCGTCAGAAGCTTCGTCATGTTCGCGCAGCCTCAGCCGGACCAGCCCGAGCGCCAGCAGGCCGCACAGCTCGGCGCGGCGTTCGGCGGGGGTCATCTGGTCGGGCGGCAGGGGATTCGGGCGTTTCATGAAGGGCTGGTCCGTGAGGTCTCGCCCTTCTCCTACTCACCGCATTCGCAAACCGTCCCGCGGGGCCCGGACAGGCACGGGTGGAGCTGCCATGGACTCGACTCCCGGTTGTCTGGTCGGGTAGAACATAATCAGAACATGCCCGTCATTAGCGAGGTGAAAAATGGGTTCAGACCTCAAGAAATTCGTCAATCCAAAATTCCTGAAGACAATCGATCTTGGCCTCATCAAGGAACTCTTTGCACGGCACTTCGAGCCGAAGGACGTGCCAATCGATTTCGATGGCGAAGATTCAGCGGTCCGATCTGCGCTCGCGAAGCATTTCGAGGCGGCCGTTACGGCCTGGAACGAGGGCATGGTGGCCGATCTCCACCGGGTGGCAGACCTCGGAAGCAACGAGGGCATGCAGATCATCCTGAACGAGGCGCGGCGGCAGGGGGTGGTGCTCTATCCCGATCCCGAGCCGGACGAGAAGGAATCTGCGCCAGCCAGACACGACCCGAAGCATGTCGCGCTGCACACCTACCTGCATCACAAGAGCGTCTTCGAGGCGGCGGCCGACTTCCATGCCCTGCGGACCCCGACAGCACTGGCCGAGTTCCGAGGGCCGGAGCGCGACGTCAGCGCCGACCTGACGCCGGAGATCATCGACGCCTTCAAGGTTGCGGCGATGAAGCTTTTCGCCCGCGATCTTCAGGGCGAGTATTGCCGCCTCGGTCCCTACGAGGAGGACGGCGAGATCAACCTCGTCGTCAGCCATGGAGCCCCGGTCGCGACGACACCCGTGGTGGACGGCGACCAGGAGAAGATCATTCCGCTTCGCGCCGTGAAATACGCCACGCTGCGCTACTCGCCGGTAGAGGCGCGGTTGTTCATCGGCGGCGTCGTGAAGGCACAGCAGGTGGATCTCGCCGAGATCTTCGCAAAGCACGTCCTTGGCCGTCCCGGCTTCTTCTCGGGCAAGGGTGCCCGCGATCTCTATACCCTCGATCCGATCAGCGAGGCCGGCCCCGACTTCGCTTTCGATCATCGCTACGACGACCGCATCCTCGACGTGCGGATCGTGGCCGCCGCCGCCGACCATTTCGAGTGGGACGAGGACGAGGCGAAATGGCGGTACGTCCGGACCTGGGAATCGAAGGACGCAACCGGCGCGCTCCGGCACTTCAAGGGCAGCGAAGTGCAGTTTGACAAGGGCTGGCGGCTCGGCGAGATCTCGTTCCGCGTCTTCTTCAAGTCCGAGGGCAAGCGGCCTGCGCAGGTCACCGTGAAGCTGAAGCCGCCGGGCACGCTCGCTTTCCGCAGGACGCGGTTCGAGAAGGCGGTCCACACGCTGATCGCGCGGCACGGGCTGGAGAAGGACCGCGATGCTGGCATGGTTGTGGACGCGGCTGAGTGACGGCGGTCCGGAGGTCTCGATCTCGGGCCGGGCGCTGCGCCGGTTTCCCGGGCGCGAGGTCGAACGCCTGCTGCGGGCGCGTGTGCTGATCGAACATCCGAAGGCGGACAGCTGGTCGGTCTGCGCGCATTGCGACTGCGGTCTCGATGTTCGCCCGATCCGGCAGATCGGCGACGAACTGCGCGCATGCTGTCCGCACGATGCGGCAGAGGACGTGGTGCTCGATGATGGCGACCTGACGCGGTTCGGTGTCGATGCCAACCGGCTTGCAGGGCAGATCGGCGCGAGCGGCGGTCTCGCCGGCGCGGTCGCGGCGGTCGTGGATGGGGTCTGGACGATCGGCTCCGGGCCTGCCGGTCGGATGTTCATGCTGTGCGACGACGCGGACCGGTTGGAGACGCCGGGCGCAATCCTCGCGCTGAAATCCGCGGCGGCGCCGCGGCCGCTGACGGTCATCGCGAAGGAGCCGGAGCCGGCACTGGTGCTGCGGCTGCGCGAGGCCGGGATTGAGGTCCGGGCGCTTGCCGACGTGATCAAGGCAGATCGGGAGGGCGTCGACCGCCTTATCCTCGACGACGGGCGCATACCGACCGGCGGAGTAAGGCTCGTCCTGCATCGCCAAGGGCAGTTCGCGGTGCTGGACGGTCGCCGCCTCGATCTTCCCCCGCAGATGTTCGCTCTCTTCAGAATGCTTGTCGAACGGTCGGTGCAGCGCGACCCCGTGCTCAAGGCGCAGGAGATCGAGGCGCAGTTTCAGCGAACACCGCGAGAGATCGTCCGGGACCTGCGCAGGGCCCTCGTCACCTGCGGGCTCACGGAAAAGGAGGTCGAAACGCTCGTGGGGACCGTCCGGTCGCGCGGGTACCGCCTTGGCCTCGCGCCGTCAGAGGTCGTCATAGAGGACTGAGTGCCGTCGGTCACACACCCGGCACACATCAAACACACGCCAATCACACCGGCGGCCCGGCGGAGGCCGGCAGTCTCGGAGCATCAGAAACGATGTTCCGAGGCTTTGACCGATGTATCCCCCGATTTCCCGCTCCGACCTTGCCACGCTGATTGACGAGACCGACCTCGCGGCCCGGCGTCTGCACCGCAAGCTGGTGCTCCCCGCAGCCGATCTCGACGATCTTCGCCAGGATCTTCTGGTCGACCTGATCTGCCGGCTGCCGGGCTTCGACAAGCGCCGCGGCACCATCGGCGCCTTTGCCAACATCGTTCTCCGCAACCAGTGCTCGCGCATCGCGATCCGGCACCACCGGCAGCGCCGAGCGCAGGGCGGCACGATGCTCTCCCTCGACGCCCCGGCAGCTGGCTCGGTCGAACCGCTGGGCTGCCTGTTGGCGGAGACGGACGGGCTGGCCGCCTGGCACGGCCAGGATCGTTGCGCCGCGGCGGACGTCGTGACCCGCCACGATCTCGCCCGGGCGCTCGCCGACCTGCCGGAGGATGTCCGCGGGCTCTGCGCGGCACTCGGCACCTGTGCCGTCGCCGATCTGATCGGCCGCGACGGCATCTCTCGCTCCGCCCTCTACCGCCGCCTCGCACGCCTCCGGCTCGAGCTCGCCATGCGCGGGCTCGGGGGGCGGTGGGACGGTTCGCGAGCCGCTTGAGTAGAGGGAGGACATGGAGATGCTCGTCATGCCCCCAACAGCTTTCACCCCGGCGCGGCCCCGGCCGCTGACCGACATCGAGTTCTGCGCCTGGATCGGACAGGCGATGCCCGGCGACCGGCTGGAATACCACCGCGGGTTCCTCGGGATCGACACGACGGCCGTGATCTCGACGCTGCCGGAACCGGACCGCCGCAGGCTGGTCGCGCTGGCCGGCGCCGCGCACCGGGCCTTCGAGGCGGGCCTCGTCCACCTCGTCCAGGTGCGGCTCGGTCCGGACCGCTTTGCCTATCTCGCCATCGCCCGGACCAGGCCGCGCCGCACGCCCGTGCCGCTCGCCCGCCTCATCGAAGACGCCGTGGCCGCCTGATGGCCGTTCCGTTCCCCTCCTATGGAGACCCCGCCATGCCGCACCCCAACAATGCCCCCCGCTTCGACGATCTCGAAGGTCTCGCCCTCGGCGACATCGCGGCGCTGCCCGCCGCCCTGCTGCTGGACCTGCAGACCGCCGCGCTCGCCGAGACCGCCCGTGTCAAGCGGCTGCGGGGCCGGCTCGAGGCTGCCATCGCGCAGCGCTATGAGGCCGCCGCCGCGGCGGCACGTGCCGCCCAGGGCAAGACCAGCGGCACGGTGCGGATCGAGGACGAGGGCGTCGTGATCGTCGCGGACCTGCCGAAAAAGGTCACGTGGGATCAGGACCGTCTCGCCGCCATGGCCGAGCGCATCCGCGCCGCCGGCGACGACCCGACCGAATATCTCGAGATCGCCTACCGCGTGCCCGAGCGGCGCTTCGGCGCATGGCCCGCGGCGATGCGCGAGGGCTTCGCGGACGCGCGCAGCGAGACCACCGGCAAACCCGTCTTCCGGCTCGAGGCTCGAGACCGGTGACGCGCGGCGGCGGGACGCCCGGTCGGCAACGCCGGGCAGGTTCCCCTTCGGCACCCGGTCACCCCCGCCGCCGCGCACCCTGAACGCAACTTCCGGAGAACCCCATGGCCTTCCGCATCATCACCGCCGACGAACGGCTCTCGGCCGCCGAGAACAAGACCTCGCTGGCCATCTTCGGCCCGCCCGGCGTCGGCAAGACGACGCTGCTGAAGACGCTGCCCGCCGAGGAGACGGTCTGTCTCGATCTCGAGGCCGGCATGAAGTCGGTGCAGGACTGGCGCGGGGACTCGATCCCGGTGCGCAGCTTCACCGATTTCCGCGACCTCGCCGTGCTGATCGGCGGCCACGATCCGGCCCAGCATCCGAAGTCCTGGTACGGCGCCGAGTATCACGCCTGGCTGCAGCAGCAGTATCTCGGCACGGGCATCGAGGACTTCCTCGCCCGCAAGCGGATCGTCTTCGTCGACTCGATCACCGACCTGACGCGGCAGGCCATGGCCTATGCCCGCCAGCAGCCGGAGGCCTTCTCCGAGCGGACCGGGAAGCCCGATGTCCGCGGCGCCTACGGGCTCCTCGGTCGCGAGGTGATCCAGGCGCTGAAGCATCTGCAGCACGCCCGCGGCAAGACGGTGATCTTCGTCGGCGTGCTCGAGAAGGTGACCGACGAATTCGGCACGGCGACCTGGCAGCCGCAGATGGAGGGCACGAAGGCCGGGCGCGAGTTGCCGGGCATCGTCGATCAGGTCGTCTCGATGCAGCTCTTCGGCCGAGACGCCAAGGGCGACTGGACCCTCGATGAGACCTCCGCCGAGCGCCGCCTCGTCTGCCGCTCCGGCAACCCCTGGGGTCTTCCCGCCAAGGACCGCTCCGGCCGGCTCGATGTGACCGAGGCGCCCGATCTCGGCGCGCTGATCGCGAAGATCGACGGCCGCGCCCCCGCACACCCCGCCATCCCTTCCTGATCCAGACGTAAAGGACTGATCCATGAGCTACGATCTCAACGACGCCCAGCCGCAGATGGCCCCCATCGGCGAGCTGATCCCCGACGGCACCTTCGCCAAGGTCCGCCTGACCGTGCGCCCCGGCGGCGTCGACGGCGCCACGCCAATGGACGCCAAGCTCCTGAAGGCCTCGCAGTCGAGCGACGCGAAGATGCTGGACTGCGAGTTCACCATCCTCGAAGGGCCGCATGCCCGCCGGAAGTTCTGGCAGAGCTTCACCGTCGCCGGCGGCAAGGTCGACGAGAAGGGCCAGTCGATCGGCTGGAAGATCTCGAAATCCACCTTTCGGGCGATGGTCGACAGCGCTCTCGGGCTCGATCCCAGGGACGAGAGCCCCGATGCCAAGGCAAAGCGGGTGCTGCCCGGGCTCAAGCATCTCGACGGCATCGTCTTCGCCGCGCGGATCATGGTGGAGCCCGCCTCCAACCCCCAATACCGCGACCAGAACCGGATCGCGAACGTCGTTCTGCCCGACGAGCCGCAGCATGCCGCGATCATGCGCGGCGAAACCGTGCCCCCGGAGCCCGTCAACGCCCCGCCGCGGAAAGCCACGAGCGCGCCGGCGCCGGGCTGGCAGGCGCCCACGCCGGCATGGGGTACGCAGCCGCAAGCGCCGTCCGCGGCCCCGGCCTGGGGCGCGCAGGCGCCGACGCCTCAGCCGCCCGCCCAGCAGTCGCCCGCATTCCCGCCGTCCGCGCCGGGCGGAGCGCCGGCGACCGGCATGCCCGCCTGGCTCAATGGCTGAGGCACGGTCGGCAGCACGGCGGCGGAGGTCCGGTCGGCCTTCGCCGCTGCCCGAGGCCCGGCGCGATCCGGCCGGGCCGATGACCCCGGATGAATGGCAGGCGCACGTGACGCGCGAGGCGGCGCTGGAGATCGGACGATGGCTCGAGGCCCGAGGAAGACTGCACGCCCCCATCGCAAGCCTCAGCCTCGGCGACCTCGAAGCCATGGCCACCAACGCGATCTCGCGCTGGATCGTGCTCCAGTCCGAAAAGCTCCAGAGGGCGGGTTGGCCGCCCGAGGACCCGATCGGGAGCTTCTTGCTCGGGTAGCGCTCTGCGCCGTCTGCGCCCGCGAGGCGCGCGGCTTCGGCTACTGCCACGGCCTCCGCTGGGATCGCCAACCCTACCACCGCTTCTGCTCGCGCCGCTGTCAGGACGTGGGCAGCGCCATCGCCCAAAGGAACAACGGCATGATCGACAAGACCGCGCGCGAGGCGCAGGCAATCCGCGATGCGCGGACGCTCTTCGCCGAAGCGCTCACCGACCTCGGGCTCATGGAGCCCTTCTTCCATCGCAGCGCCGAGGACATCGACCGCCTGATCGAGGCGGCGGTCACCGGCTACATCGACAGCATGCAGGACCAGGCCGCGCGCAAGGAGCGCACTGGCACGGTTCTGGATGACCCTCTGCCATTCTGAGGGGGCGTCATGGTTGACCTCAATGAGAATGGCGTCGCGCCCGACTTTGCACGCACCAAAGTCTGCGGAACCTGCCGCACGAGAAAATGGCTGCTGGCGTTCTACCGCCGGAAGCTCTGCAAGTCTGACGGTCGCGCGGCCGCCTGCAAGGACTGCCACCGCGAGTACAGTCGCGGGTACGTTCGTCGGCACAGGGACCGGGCCGCACATGCCGAGAGTCAACGTGATTGGCGGGTCCGCAACCGGGATCGCGACAGAGCCCACGCGGCCGTGAAGCGCGCGATAAAGGCCGGTCGTGTCCTCCGACCGAAGGCCTGCTCCGACTGCGGCTGCGAAACCAGGCTCGAAGCGCATCACGAAGATTACGGCCGTCCGCTCGACGTGATCTGGCTTTGCTCGGTCTGTCACGGGCTTCGCCACCGCAACGGTAGCCGGGGGCGAAAGGCATGAACATGGTCGATCTCAACAAAGGCTCGGGCTTCCTCTACGGCGCCGGCGCGCCGCGCCCACCCATCGCGGAGGCGGTGTCCGCCGCCATCGACACGGCGCTTTCCGCGCGCCACCGCGCCGAGCGTCCGCGCACCTATGTCAGCTCCTCGGGTCTCGGCCGCGATTGCCTCCGCCAGATCCAGTACGACGTCCTCGCGGTGCCGAAGGACGAGGGCCAGGAGTTCGCGCCGCGCACACTGCGCATCTTCGAGGCCGGCCACCGGGCCGAGGACATCGTCGCCGGCTGGTTCCGGATCGCCGGCTTCGACCTGCGGACCGAACGCCCGGACGGTCGCCAGTTCGGGTTCGAAACCCTCGGCGGGCGCTTCAAGGGCCATATCGACGGCTGCTTCGTGTCGGGCCCCGTCGCGATGGACTATCCCGCGCTCTGGGAGAACAAGGCGCTCGGCGCGGCCAGCTGGAAGGACGTGGTCAAGCGCGGCGTCAGCCTGGCGCGGCCGGTCTATGCCGCACAGATCGCCCTCTACCAGGCCTACATGGAGCTGCCGGCCCCCGCGCTCTTCACCGCGCTCAATCGCGACACGATGGAGTTGCACGCCGAGCTCGTGCCCTTCGATGCGCATCTCGCGCAGGAAATGTCGGACCGCGCCGTCGCCGTGGTGCGGGCCTCCGAGGCCGGGGAATGGCTGCCGCGGGCCGCGGCTGAGTCCAACGCAGTCCTGTGCCGAGGCGGCATGGCGGCCGGCAAGTGGCACGCGCCCTGTGCCTGGGCGAAACGGTGCTGGGGAGAGCGGCGATGATCCCCGACGCCTATGAACTCAAGCGGATCGTGCGCGCCCATCGCGACCGGTTCTGGTGCTCCGACCTGCTCGGAGCGGCGGAGTTCGCGCCGATCTATTTCTTCGACGATCAGGCCGCCTTCGATGGCGATATCGTCGACCGCGCGATGACCCGGGTCTTTACCGGTCCGCTCCGGCTGCCGCATCCGTCCGTGATCTTCGAGGTTCGCGAGCAGCGCGCGTCTCCCTCTGGCCTGATCGTCTGCGCGCGCGCCGACGGCGACATCGTCGAGGCCACGTTCCTCATGCGCAAGCGGGCGCCGCGCGGCTGGACGGATTGCCTCGTGCGGATCTGGATGCATCCGGACGGCAAGGCGGAGATCGAGGGCAACCCGGCCGAGCGGAGCGACGAGACGGTCCGCGGTCACGGCGAAGTCGCCGCCGGCATCGTCTGGCGCGCGCTGACCATCCTCGGCGCGTCCCCGGACATCCGCGACCGCAAGGTGTCGCTCGCGAAACGGTCCCGCCTGTCCCGCGAGGGCGTGCGCGGATGGGTCTGGCGCCAGGTCGCCATCGATCCGGCGCGCCTGCGCGCGGCGACGCCGCCGCTGGGCGGCAGTCACGCCAGCCCGCGCTGGCACATCCGCCGCGGTCACTGGCGGCAGCTCGCCGACGGGCGCCGGGTCTTCGTCCGTCCGTGCGAGGTGGGCGATCCGACCCGCGGCGGGATCGTCAAGGATTACGCAGTGGAGATGCCCCAGCCATGACCGAGTTCACCCCATCCGCCACGCAGGCCGCCGCGATCCGCGAGATCAAGGAGTGGTTCGAGACCCGAACCGAGCAGCAGCAGGTATTCCGCCTGTTCGGCTATGCCGGGTCCGGCAAGACCACCGTGCTGAAGTTCGCGCTCGACGAACTCGGGCTCTCGCCCCACCGCAGCGCGAAGGACGGCCGCTGCGTGCCCGGCGTTGTCACCGCCACCTTCACCGGCAAGGCCGCGCTGGTGCTGACCCGCAAGGGCACGCCCGCGCGCACCATTCACAGCCTGATCTACTCTGTGATCGAGGCGACCGAGGAGGAGATCGAGGAGGCCGCCCGAAAGATCGCGATGGCCGAACGCGACGCGCTCCGTCTGACCGGGTTCGCGCGGACCACGGCCGATGCCGCGATCGAGGCGATGCGCCAGGGGCTCTCGGCGATGAAGCACCCGCGCTTCGCGCTGAACCCGCAGAGCGACGCGGCGGACGCCCGGCTGATCGTGCTCGACGAGGTGTCGATGGTCGGCGAGGAGATGGCACGCGATCTGATGAGCTTCGGCAAGCCGATCCTCGTGCTCGGCGATCCCGGCCAGCTGCCGCCGATCCGGGGCGAAGGCGCCTTCACCCGCGACGAGCCGGACGTGATGCTGACCGAGATCCACCGCCAGGCGGCCGAGAGCGCGATCATCCGTCTCGCCACCATGGCGCGCGAGGGACGGCCCATCGGCTTCGGCGTCTACGACGACCATGTCGCCAAGCTCCGCAAGGGCGACATCACGCCGGAACAGGCCCTGCGCGGCGGCCAGCTGATCTGCGGGCTGAACGCCACGCGGCTGCAGATCAACAACGCCATGCGCGCGGCTGCAGGGCTCGGCGGGACCTGGCTGCCCACGGGACCGTCCGAGAAGATCATCTGCCTGAAGAACCAGAACGATCTGGGGCTGATCAACGGGATGTTCGTGACGCTCGAGGACATCGTCGACGAGGGCAGCCTCTACTTCTCCGCTGTCGTCCATGACGAGGACGGGCGCCGCATCGGCGAGCCCTATGAGGACGGGCGTCCGGGCCGGCTGCGCATCTACAAGGGGCATTTCGAGGACCATGTCGCCTACGACGACAAGCGCCATGACCGCGACTACAGGGAGAAGCGCCTGCTGACCGAGGCGACCTTCGGCTGGGCGATCACCGCGCACAAGGCGCAGGGCTCGCAGTGGGAGAACGTGATCGTCTGGGACGACGGGCTGGGTCGCAGCGAGATCGACCGCCGCCGCTGGCTCTACACCGCCATCACCCGCGCCGAGCGCGGCCTCGTCCTCCTGGCGTGAGGGGACGCGATGATCGATCTCAACGATGTCGCCACGCCGAAGGCACGCCACGATCTGGCGGCCGTGAAGGATCGGCTGGCCGCGACCGCAGGCGACTGGCTTCCCGGCATCTTTCCGGAGGCGCGGCTTGCGCGCGACCGTCGCTCCTTGCGCTGTGCCGACCTGTCCGGCCGCCCGCCGCGCAAGGAAGGTTCGTGCACCATCCACCTCGACGGGCCCTATGCCGGCTGGGGCTTCGACTATGCGACCGGAGAAAGCGCCGGGCCCATCGATCTGATCGCGCAGGCGACGGGGCTTAGCGACGGCGCGCTTTTCGACGAAGCGGCGCGGATTGCAGGGATGGATCGCCCCGCACCCAGATCGGCGCCGCGCCCGAAGCCCGACCATTCAACGGAGGTAGCCCGGCTGGTCGATGGCGCGCAGCCGCTCGCCGGAACCGTTGGCGAGGCCTACCTGCGCGCACGGGGCCTCGGCGATCCGGGATGCCCTGACCTGCTGTTCCACCCCGATCTGCCGGACTTCGACACACGGCGCGGGTGGCCAGGGCTGATCGCGCTGCCGCGCGTCGTGACGGGCGAACGTGCCCCCGGCATCCATCGGACATTCCTGCTCGACGATGGCAGCGCCAAGGGCCCGGCTGGCAAGAAGATGCTGGGTTCGGTGGCCGATGCGGCCGTGCGCCTGTTCGCCATGCCTGCGGGCGGCCATCTCGGCATTGCCGAAGGCATCGAGACCGCCTTGGCAGCGCATGCCCTGTTCGGCACCGCCGTCTGGGCGGCGCTGTCCGCGGATGGCCTCGCGCGCTTTCGCTGGCCCGAGGGCACGACGCGGGTCACGATCTACGCCGATGCTGGCGATGCCGGACGCCAGGCGGCCGCCACGCTCTCGGACCGGCTGAACCGGGCTGACATTCCGAACGAGATCGTGGTCCCGCTGCATGGCGACGATTTCAACGACGACCTTCTGCGCGGGGCGCGCGCCGACGACTATGGCCTGAGTCAGGAGCTTCTGACCAAAGACCTGCCTGCCGAGACGGAGCGCTTGCCGTCTGCGGGCGACATCATCGCTGACCTGGTGGCGGCCGCCGATGCACTGACCAACCCGCCAGATATATCTGCCCTCGGAGAGCTTCTTGGCCGCATTGCCCTCGCGCGGCTGGACCCGCTGCCCGCGCGCCAGATCCTTGCCCGCATCAAGACCACGACCGGCATCGCCATGTCGATCCTCGACAAGCAGCTGATCGAACTGGTGAAGCGTGTGAACGTCTCCGGCGATCCCCATGCGCGGATCGCCAAACCTGCCTGGTTCAACCGTCTGCGGCAGGATCTAGCGGGAACACCCGAACGCAACGAGGCCAATGTCATCATCGCACTGACGTCCGACATCGCCTTCGCGGGTGTGCTGGCCTTCGACGACTTCTCCCAGGAGATCGTCGTGCGCCAACCGCTGCCGTGGGATGCCGCGACCGGCCCGTTTCCCCGCCCCTGGGAGGATGCGGACGACGTCCGGACCGCGGAATGGCTGCAGCTGCGCGGGGTCAATGTCGCGCCGCTCGTGGTCGGCCGTGCTGTTGGTGCCGTCGCCCGCGAACACCGCATCCATCCTGTCCGCGACTGGCTCGACCACCTCCGCTGGGACGGCACGTCCCGGATCGAGACCTGGACCAGCACCTATCTCGGTGCCGCACCGACCGCCTTCCATCATACCGTCGGCGCGCTCTGGCTCATCTCGGCCGTGGCGCGCATTTTCCGCCCCGGCGTGAAGGCCGATCACATGCTGATCCTTGAAGGCCCGCAGGGCGCTCGCAAATCGACCGCCATCAAGGTGCTTGCGGGCGAGGACTGGTTCACCGACGAACTGCCCGAGCTTGGGTCCAAGGATGCCGCCATCCACATGCAGGGCGTCTGGATCGTGGAAATTGCCGAACTCGACGCCATCGGCCGGGCCGAGGTCTCGCGCATCAAGGCCTTCCTGACCCGCACTACAGACCGCTTCCGCCCGCCCTACGGTCGCTACACCGTCGAGGTCCCGCGCCAATGCGTCTTCGCGGGCACGGTGAACCCCGACACCTATCTGCGCGACGAGACCGGCAACCGCCGCTTCTGGCCGCTGCGCTGCGGGACCATCGACATCGCGGCGCTGGCCCGCGACCGGGACCAGCTCTGGGCTGAAGCCGTTCATCGCTTCCGCGAAGGCGCGATCTGGTGGATCGACGATCCGGCGATCCTTGCCGAAGCCGCCGTCGCGCAGGAGGCACGCTACCAGGCGGATGCCTGGGACGCCCGTATCGACCGATGGCTGACCCACGACACCCGCAGCGTCAATCGAGGTCACGCGGGCTATGAGGATTGGCAGGTTGAAGAGTTCGAACGTCCTGAGCCGATCTGCGATGTGTCTGTGGGCGAAATCCTCGAAGGCGCGCTCGGCATCGAGCCCGCGAAATGGACGAAGGGCGATCAGATGCGCGTGGGGGCCTGGCTGAAGTCGCGGGATTGGGAGCGATACCGCAGCGGCGCAGGCGTGACCCGCGAATGGCGTTACCGCAGGTCGCAGCGCGGCTGACATCGCGATCTCCGTGTGAGGCATCGAGGGGGCATCCATCCGGGTGCCCCGTTTTCGTTTGGCCGCTGCCCCACTTCGCGGCGTGTCCCACTTCAAGCCCAAGGTGGGACAGAAAAAGCCATTTGAAATCAATCCTGTCCCACCTGTCCCACTTGGACCGCCAACTTCTCTCTTTCTTATATGGAGCGTACGTGTCCCGGCCGACCTCATTCTTCCTCATGCGACGTAGGGAAAAAGGTGGGACAAGTGGGACAGGTGGGACACGCCTTGTTTTGAAAGGAAAATCTGGCGTCCCACTTTGATCGGCAAGTGGGACACCCCACGACCAGGTGGGACAGAGGCGTGTTCAGGCGCATTTTTCTTGAAAGGGCGCGCATGGCATGATTCCCTGCCAATGACCAAAGCCGAAGGCCCACGATTGATGTGAGCCTTCAACATGACGCCGACCATCCAGACTGCCGACCTGCACCTCGAACAGGGGTGCCTTTCTGCGACCTGCATTCTTGCCCTCGATCTCGGGACAACGACAGGCTGGGCCTTGCGCGGCCATGACGGCCTGATCACCTCGGGCACGACATCCTTGCGCCCCGGACGTTTCGACGGCGGCGGCATGCGCTACCTCCGCTTCACGAACTGGCTGACCGAGATCGACCGGCTATCAGGCCCCATCGCCGCGATCTGGTTCGAGGAAGTCCGCCGCCACGCCGGCACCGACGCGGCGCATGTGTTTGGAGGTCTCCTCGCGACGCTGACGACATGGGCCGAGTTGCGAGGAATTCCGTATAGCGGCGTTCCGGTCGGCACGATCAAGAAGTACGCGACAGGCCGGGGAAATGCACCCAAGCAGGACATGATTGCCGCGGCACGGGCTCGCGGCTTTTCCCCTGCCGATGACAACGAAGCCGATGCAATCGCGATACTGAATTGGGTCATCGACACAAACGGGGGTGTCGCATGATCGACTTGAACCCGGAGTGGCGCTCGATCCCCGGTTGGCCGGAATACGATGTTTCCGAGGATGGACGGGTTCGGCGCGCTGCGGGCGGGAAAGGTGCCCGGGCGGGTCGGATTCTGAGGCAGTGGCGCAATCCCCAAAACCAGTACCTCTATGTTCAGCTGTGGCGCGGAAACCGCCGCACAGGCATCCCGGTCCATCGCCTTGTCGCCATGGTCTTTCTCGGACGTCCGCCCAGCGAACGTCACGTGGTCGCACATGAGGATGGCACGCGGGACGTCAACCACCCATGGAACCTCCGTTGGGCGACACAGCGCGAGAACGTCGGAGACACCGTGCGCCACGGCACGCACAACCGTGGCTCGAGAAACGGCCAGGCGAAGATCGACGAAGTCTGCGCGCTCGCGATCCGGAAGATGCACGCCATGGGGATTCCGAGACGGGAAGCGGCCGTGGGCTTTGGCCTCTCCCGTCAGGCCGTCGACGACATCATCAACGGAAATCGCTGGAGGCATGTCGCATGAAATCGATGCGTTGGCATCCGGCCGGCTATGGCGGCTCGCGCCGCGATCCGGACCAGGTGAAGCGCGATGGCTGGCATGACGAGGGTGTGCTTGCCGTCTCCGTCGACGACCACCGCCTGACCTGGCCAGAGCGCGAGCTGGTCCGTCAGCTCGGAGAGAAGCTGTATGGGCCTCGCTCGGACGACCGGGAGGCCGCGAATGGCTGAGTGGACGCCCACCATGGTCGAGGACCGCCTCGAGAGCGCGGCCGACGTGTTCCGCTCGCTGCCCGAGGTGAAGCCGCAGGGCTACTTCAATGCATGGCCCGAATACTTTCACAGCTTCGCCGATCAGGTCGGCCAGGAGCCCCGGATGCGGCGGCCGAAGCCCGGCCCGCGCGACATCACCGAGGCCGAGGAAGCGCTGCTCTGGCTGCGCTGGCTGGAGCGCGACGATGCGCGGATCGTCTGGCTGCGCGCCAACCGGACGCCGTGGAAGAAGATCGGCTGGGAGATCGGGTTGAGCCGCCCGGCCGCCAATCGCCACTGGCAATACGGCATCGCCCTGATCGCCTGGCGGCTCAGCGGCCGGGTGCCGTCCGGCAAGCGGTCGAGGCGCTTCGTGGTCGAGAACGCCGACCGGCTGTCAAGGAAAATCGTCCTGTGAGACGATTTTCGGAGAGACATCGGAAGGCGAGACGGTTTCGTTCCGGCAGGCTATCTGATCCGTAGACTGGGAAACCTGCGGTTGGAGCACCGCGGCTTCCGGCGCCCCCACAATTCCTCCTCCACGGACCGTCGCAATCATGGAAGCGCGCCCGATCGGCTTTCGCGAATACGTTCGTTCGAACGGCTTCCATACGGTCTACCTGCTCACGCCCGTGCGTGGCGCCCCGGTCAAGATCGGGATCTCGGAGGATCCTGTGCAGCGGCTCGCGCAGGTACAGGTCAGCAACTACGAGGAAGTTGTATTTCACCGGTTCTGGTGGCTCCCTGGCGTGGCGGTTGCCTCGCGCATCGAGGCAGCGTTCAAGCGGGATCATGCGGTCAGGAACATCCGTGGCGAATGGTTCGACATACCCGCGGCCGCTGCGGAACTGGAAATCGACAGCGCAATCCAGCGACTTGGTATCTGGAGCCTGACGCAGTCGCAGATGGAGCACCTCTTCGACGACTGGATGCGCAAGAAATGGGGTGTACCCGCCCATGCCCCATCCCCGCTCCTTGGACGTGCGCCGCGCAAGGACGAGCCATGGCAACGAAGACCGGTGAGGAAGGGCAAGCCATACAAGCCGCAGTGCCCGTGGGAGCACTCAAAGCCGTGAGTTGAAACCGGCGAGATGGACGGCTTCCGGGGTCCGGGTGGGAACCAACGGGGAAGCCAGGAGGGCACGTCCGCGGCGAAGTCCGAAACCGGGCGAGCGCTCTGCGCCTGACCGGTTCGAACCGTCGCCTGCGATCCGCAAACACCTGATTGTGCGGTTCCTTCCTGTTCACCGGCGTATGCTGGCGGGCGAAGCGCGGCATATCGCCAGCGGCAGGGCCGTTTTCTGGGAAGCCACCCCGCGTGGAGGCCACCCCCGGAACGCCGGATAGTGACGCAATAACAGAAACTTGGCCGGTGGACTCCGGGCTGGACACCCTGGCTTCCGGAGTCCGGCAGCAAGCCCTTGGTCCCCGCCACGCCGGAGTCCACCCGCACGGTTCGCGAACGGCCACCAACCCATCACCGACAGGATCCTCAATGACCCTCGCCTTCGCCCCCGAGCGGATCGAGATGTGGCCCCTTGCGCGCCTCCAGCCCTACGCCCGCAACGCGAAGGTGCATGGCGCGGACCAGGTCGCGAAGATCGCCGCCAGCATGGCCGAGTTCGGCTGGACCGTCCCGTGCCTCGTCGGCGAGGACGGCGAACTGATCGCCGGGCACGGCCGCGTGCTGGCGGCCGAACAGCTCGGTCTGACCGAGGCGCCGGTGATCGTGCTCGGGCACCTGACCGAGGCGCAGCGGCGTGCCTACCGCATCGCCGACAACCGGCTGGCTGAAAGCCCGTGGGACGAGGCGCTGCTCTCGGCCGAACTGAACGACCTGCTGGCTGATGACTACGACCTGTCGCTGGTCGGGTTCTCGGATGGCGAACTCGACAAGCTGCTGGCCTTCGATCCGGACGGGGGCGGCGAGGAAGAAGGTGGCGCCGGGGGCTCTGTGCCTCCGGTGACCATCCCAGAGCCGCCGCGCAACCCGGCATCGCGAACGGGCGATCTGTGGATCCTCGGCGACCACCGGCTGCTCTGCGGCGACAGCACCAGCGCGGCCGATGTGCGCCGGCTGATGAATGGCGAGCGGGCGATCCTGTTTGCGACCGACCCCCCGTATCTGGTTGATTACGACGGGTCCAACCATCCGACGCGCAACAAGGACTGGTCCGCGTCCTATGGCACCACGTGGGACGACTCCTCGCAGGGCGCGGAGCTCTATGACGGATTCATCTCGGCGGCCGTCGCCGAGGCGATCACCGAGGATGCCGCCTGGTACTGCTGGCACGCCTCGCGCCGCCAGGCGATGCTGGAAGCCTGCTGGGAAAAGGCCGGCGCCTTCGTCCACCAGCAGATCATCTGGGTGAAGGACCGCGGGGTGCTCACCCGCTCGCATTACCTCTGGAAGCATGAACCTTGCTTCATGGGCTGGCGCCGTCCGAACCGCCCGCCGAAGGTGGCCGAGCAGACACTGCCGTCGACCTGGGAGATGCCATCCTTCGCCAAGGACGAGCGCCCCGACCACCCAACGCCGAAACCGCTCGACGCCTTCGGCATCCCGATGCGCCAGCACGTCGCCCGCGGCGGCCTCTGCTACGAGCCGTTCTCGGGCTCTGGCTCCCAGATCATGGCGGGCGAAGCCAACGGCCGCCGCGTCTTCGCGATGGAGATCAGCCCGGCCTATGTCGACGTCGCCGTGGAGCGCTGGCAGGCCGAGACTTGCAAGGACGCGATCCTCGACGGCGACGGCCGGACCTTCGCCGAAGTGAAGGCCGAGCGGCTGGGCGACAAGGCCGATGCCGCCGCCTGATGGCCGTCTACTACAACGATGCCGATCCCGCGGCCTGCGCATGGCTGCGAGAACTGATCGCGGTCGGACTCCTGCCTGCCGGCGAGGTAGACGAGCGCTCCATCCTCGACGTGGAACCCGCCGACCTGCGCGGCTTCGCGCAATGCCATTTCTTCGCCGGGATCGGCGGCTGGCCCTACGCGCTCCGCCTCGCGGGCGTTGCCGAGGACCTGTCCGTCTGGACCGGTTCGCCGCCCTGCCAGCCCTTCAGCCAGGCCGGGCAGCGCAAGGGACAGGACGATGACCGCCACCTCGCCCCGGCTTTCCTGTGGCTCGTCGCAGCCTGCCGGCCGGAGCTCGTCTTCGGCGAGCAGGTCGCGAGCGCGGCAGTGCTCGGACCGGTTGGCAGAAAGTCTCGCGCGGCAGTTGAGGGCCCGGCTGGCTGGGCGTGGTTCGACGCTCTGGCGGCTGACCTGGAAGCGGCATCTTACGCCGTCGCGGCGGCCGATCTGCCGGCTGCGGGCATCGGCGCGCCGCACATCCGCCAGCGGCTGTTCTTCGGCGCCGTCGCCCTCGAGCTGGGCGGGCTGGGCGACGGCCTCGGCGCGGGATCACAAGGACGGATCGGAATGCCGGTCGGTGCCGATCAATGCGCTGCTCGGCCGGCAGGTCTGGCTGGCGGGGTGGCCGACGGCGATGGCGGGCTCGCCCGCGACGGCAGCGTACAACGCGGCCGGCAACACGGATGCGAGCCGCAGGACGGTGAAGCTGGTGGACTGGTCGACGGCGCCGACCCCGCCGGGACCGATGCGACGGACGGCGTCTGGCGAGATCCGGACTGGCTCCTCTGCCGCGATGACCGCTGGCGGCCCGTTGAGCCCGGAACATTCCCGCTGGCTGATGGGATACCCGGTCGCATGGGGCTGCTGCGGGGCTACGGCAATGCGATCGTTCCGCCGCTTGCGGCGGAGTTCGTGACGGCCTTCATGGAGAGCCTGCGATGAAGCAGAGCCGGGCCATGTCGATGGCCGAGGCCGCGACAAACGTTGTCGTCGGCTACGTTTTGGCCATCGCCACGCAGATCGTCGTGTTCCCGTGGTTCGGGATCGAGACCGGTCTCGCGGAGCATCTGACCATTGGCCTCGCCTTCGTCGGCGTCTCGCTGGCGCGCGGCTATCTGCTGCGCAGGCTGTTCGAGGCGATCCGGATGCGGAGTTCTTGAGGACGCTCGTGATGCAATGTCGGTGTCATGCGGCGCCGCGATGAATTACGCTCGATCCCACACGGAGGAACCGGGCTAGATGGCAGGCGGACAGGAGCACTGGGACGACGTCTACGGTGCGCGGTCGGAAGACGCGCTGACATGGTTCGAAGCAATGCCGGCGATGTCTCTCGACCTGGCGCGCGAACATCTTGAACCGGGCGCGCCGTTCATCGACATCGGGGCCGGTGCGTCCCGGCTCGTCGACGCGTTGCTCGATGAGGGGTTCGGCCCCCTCACGGTGCTGGACCTTTCCGCAGCCGCCCTGGCCGTCAGCCGGCAGCGGCTCGGCCCAAGGGCCGATGCGGTTCAGTGGATCGAGGCGGACATCACGACGTGGCAGCCCGAGCGGGATTACGCGGTCTGGCACGACCGGGCGGTGTTCCACTTCCTGACTGCGGCCGAGGATCGTGCCGGCTATGCACGTGCCCTTACGCACGCCCTGCGCCCCAGCGGAATCGCGATCATTGCGACATTCGCGGATGACGGACCGGAGATGTGCTCGGGTCTGCCCGTCGTGCGCTATGCGCCGGAAGAGCTGGCGCAGGAACTCGACCGACTGCTTCCGGGCCGGTTCGAGACGCTCGACGCCAGACGCCACATGCACGTCACGCCGAAAGGTAATCGACAGAGCTTTCAGTACAGCGTGTTCCGCAAGACCCACCGTTGAGACGAACGCCGCCGCCCTTGTTGGGCGGCGACCTGCAGTTGGCGCGCACGCGCGGCGTCAGTCGCGTATGGCGTAGACGCGCCCCCTTCCGTCGATTTTCTCGGAGGTGATGGTCAGGCCGAGCTTTTTCTTGAGCGCGCCGGCAAGCGCACCCCTCACTGTGTGCGGCCTCCATTCCAAGGCCGCGACGATCTCGTCGATAGTGGCGCCGCCATCGGCGCGGAGCATCTCGATCAGCTTCGCCTGCTTCGTGCCCGTGCGCGGTGTGCGCGTCTTGGGTGCGCGGTCTGCCTCGACGGGGGCGTTCTGCGGGGCTTCCGCGCTCGGCGCCGCGTCGGCGCCCGTGGGCGCGCTGTTGCCGCTGTCCGGCTCGACACCGATGGCGGCGAGGCCCGCGTCCGTGATGTGCAGGAGGATAGCGCGGCCGTCGTCAACGTTGCGCCAGATGCGGTTGAGCGCGGCGTCCGCCTTGGTCTGGCTGTCGGTCGCCGTCTCGGCGATCAGCCCGCGGGAGAGCAGTGCGCCGACCACCTTGGCGGCGGCGCCGCCGCGCAGCGAGCCGGGAAGCGGCAGGACGTTGCGGTCCTCGCGCTGCGCGGCAGCGCTGAGGATCACGAGTTGCGTGTCGGAAAGCTTGGTCATCTGGGGTCTCCGTGTTCGAGGCCCGCGTCATGCGGCGCCTTCTACGACCCCGAGCCGCGCAGGACGCGCGGCGGGAGTTCCGGCAGCGCCGGAGTTCAGCGGGCGTGCTCGCCTTCGCCGAAGGCGCTGTCGGTGATGCGCTTCAGGAGGCTCGCGTAGTGCTCCAGCGTGCCGACCATGGCCCAGCCCGCCTCGTCGGGGGCGCAGTTGAAATGGTCGTCGCTGAGCGCCTGCAGTCGGGCGAGCATCTCGTCGATCTCGGCCTTCTTGCCGATGAAGGCAGCGAGCGCGGCTTCCTTGTTCCGGCGCGCCTTCTCGGCGCGGAGTTCGTGGCGCGGGGTGGTGATCGGGTTCAGGCGGGTGGTCATCGTGGTGGCTCCTTGGTGAGTTGCATCGCTTCGTTGAAGTGACGTTCCCTCTGTCCGCCGCGCTTATCAACTCTATAAGCACATGATTTCGAATGATAATCGGAGCCGTCGATGCGGGGCATGAGCGAGCGCCAGTACGCCGCGCATGTCGGGCTGTCGCGGGGCGCGATCCAGAAGGCGAAGACCGCCGGCCGGCTCGTCCTGCACGAAGACGGCAGCATCGACGCCGCAGCCTCCGACAAGCGGCGGGCCGAGACGACGGACCCGTCGAAGAGCAGACCGAAGTCGGCGAGCCGCCCAGCCGGCATGAAGCCGGTCCCGGCGGCGGCCATCGCAGCCGTCGGCGAGACGCTTCGCGAGAACGGCGTCACCGTCCCGGATGTCGGCGACGGCGCAACGTTCATGAAGGCGAAAACCGCCAACGAGGTGATGAAAGCTCAGGAGCGCAAGCTGCGGCTCCAGAAACAGAAGGGCGAGCTCGTCGATCGCAATCGTGCCGAGATGCTCGTGTTCCGCCTCGCGCGCGAGGAACGCGACGCATGGGTGACCTGGCCTGCGCGCGTAGCCGCGCAGATGGCGTCGGAACTCAATACCGCGCTCGAACACCAGGATACCGCCAAGAGCGGCGCCTCAGAACCGGCGGTGACGACCGCGCTGATCCAGAGACTGCTCGAAACCCATGTCCGCGCCCAGCTCGACAGCCTCGCCGATGTCCGGCCGAGGCTCGGATGAGAGTGCGGTCGACTTCGACGGAGCGGAGGGACTTCTTCGGGCATGGCGCAGCGGCATCCGTCCCGATCCGGACCTGACGGTTTCGCAATGGGCGGACCGGCATCGGCGGCTGGGTTCGCGGGCCTCGGCGGAACCCGGCCGCTATCGCTCTGCGCGCACGCCCTACATGCGGGAGATCATGGACCGGCTGAGCCCGGGCGACCCGGCCCAGCGGGTCGTGTTCATGAAAGCCGCGCAGGTCGGCGCGCCGCTCGCGCTCGACACCCCGGTGCCGACGCCCTTCGGCTGGACGACCATGGGCGAGATCGCCGAGGGCGATCTGCTCTACGACGAGCGCGGGCGCATCTGCCGGGTCACCGGCCTGTCGCCGGTGTTCGACGATCGGCCCTGCTTCGAGGTGGCATTCGACGACGGGGAACATATCGTCGCGGACGGCGAGCATCGCTGGCCGGTCTGGGACTTCACGAACGACCGGCCCGCCGCGCGCACGCTCACCACGGCGGAGATGGCCGGGCGGGCGATCATCGGCGCAGGGGCCAGGCGGAGGCGCTATGCCATCGACTGCTGCGATCCGGTCGACATGCCGGACCAGGACCTGATCCTGCACCCCTACGTCCTCGGGCTCTGGCTCGGAGACGGCTCGTCGATCATGAACCACATCTCGCTGCACGAGGAGGACGCCGAGATCGTCGGTCACCTCCGCGCCTGCGGCGTCGAGGCCGAGTTCCGGCTGCCGCACTGGCGCAAGGGCAGGCTTGCCAATGTGGTGATCGACCCGACGTTCCGGATGCGCCGAGAGGACGGCGCCTCGCTCGCGGACTGCTTCCGGTCGCGCTTCGTGACGCGGCTGAGGCAGCTGGACGTGCTCGACAACAAGCACGTGCCGCTCGCCTACATGCGGGCGAGCCGATGGCAGCGGCTCGAACTCGTGCGCGGGCTGATGGACTCCGACGGCACGATCACGCCTGACGGCAAGCGCTGCGAGTTCTCGAACGCCGACCGGGGGCTCGTCGATGCGATGGTCGATCTGCTCCGCGGGCTCGGCTACAAGCCCGCGATCTATCATGGGCGGTCGCGCAGGAAGGTCTTCGGGCGGGACGGCCGCGCGACGACGTCCGCCGAGTACTGGCGCGTGTCGTGGACGGCCTATGCCGAGGAGCCGATGTTCCGGCTCTCGCGCAAGCGGGCCCGGATGCGCTCGATCGAGTCCGGGCGGCCGTGGAAAAGCCGTCGCCGGCGCATCGTCGCGATCCGGCCTGTGCCGAGCGTGCCGGTGCGCTGCATCGAAGTGGACTCGCCGAGCCACCTTTTTCTGTGCGGGAAGGGCTGGATCCCGACGCACAACACCGAGGCGGGCAACAACTGGATCGGCTTCGTCATCCACCAGGCGCCGGGGCCGATGCTCGCGGTCCAGCCGACGGTGGAACTGGCCAAGCGGAACTCGCGCCAGCGCATCGACCCGCTGATCGACGAGAGCCCCGAGCTGCGGGAGCGGGTCAAACCGGCCCGGTCCCGCGACGCGGGCAACACGATGCTTTCGAAGGAGTTCGCGGGCGGCATCCTGATCATGACCGGGGCGAACTCGGCGGTGGGGCTGCGGTCCACCCCGGCGCGTTACATCTTCCTCGACGAGGTCGATGCCTATCCGGCCTCGGCCGACGAGGAAGGCGATCCGGTGACGCTGGCCGAAGCGCGCTCGCTGACCTTCGCGCACCGGCGGAAGGTGTTCCTGGTCTCGACGCCGACGATCCGCGGCGTCAGCCGGATCGAGCGGGAATACGAGGCGAGCGACCAGCGGCGCTTCTTCGTGCCGTGCCCGCATTGTGACGCGATGCAGTGGCTGAAGTTCGAGCGGCTGCGCTGGGAAAAGGGGCGGCCGGAGACGGCCGAGTATCTCTGCGAGGGCTGCGAGCGGCCCATCGCCGAGCACCACAAGACGCGGATGCTCGAGCGCGGCGAGTGGCGCGCGACGGTGACGACCGCCGATCCGACGACCGTCGGCTATCACCTGTCGGCGCTCTATTCGCCGGTCGGGTGGCTCAGCTGGCAGCGGATCGCGCGGGCGCACGAGGCGGCACGGGGCAGCGACGAGGCGATGCGGGCGTTCCGGAACACCATCCTCGGCGAGACCTGGATGGAGACCGGCGAGGCGCCCGACTGGCAGCGGCTGGCCGACCGGCGCGAAGCGTGGTCCCCGGGCACGGTCCCTGAGCGCGGCTTGTTCCTGACCGCGGGCGCCGACGTCCAGAAGGACCGGATCGAGGTCGACGTCTGGGCCTGGGGTCGCGGCCTGGAAAGCTGGCTCATCGATCACCTCGTGCTCGAGGGCGGCCCCGGCGATCCAGCCTGCTGGCAGCAACTGACCGACCTGCTGGGGCGGACATGGACGCACGCGTCGGGTCAGCCGATGACGCTCGCTCGGCTCGCCATCGACACGGGGTATGAGACCAGCGCGGTCTATGCCTGGTCGCGCCAGGTGGGCTTTGCGCAGGTGGCGCCGGTGAAGGGCGTCGAGGGGTTCGCGCGAACGAGTCCGGTGACCGGGCCGACCTATGTCGACGCGACCGTCGCGGGCAAGCGGCTCCGGCGCGGCGCCCGGCTCTGGACCGTGGCCACATCGACCTTCAAGGCCGAGACCTATCGCTTCCTGCGGCAGGACCGGCCGACGCGGGAAGAACAGGCGGCGGGCGCGCTGTGCCCGCCCGGCACGATCCACCTGCCGGACTGGGCGGACGGCGAATGGCTGAAGCAGCTGACCGCCGAGCAGCTGGTGACCGTGCGGACGAAACGCGGCTTCGCGCGGCTCGAATGGCAGAAGCTGCGCGAGCGCAACGAGGCGCTGGACACCCGGGTCTATGCCCGCGCGGCCGCGTGGATCCTCGGGGCGGATCGCTGGCCCGAGGCGCGGTGGGCCGATCTGGAAGCGCAGCTCGGGGTGGCGAAGCAGGACGGGCCGGAGGACGGTGCGGCAGCGACGACAACCGTCCCGACACGACCAATGCCGCGCCGGCGCACGGTGCGCTCGAGCTACATGAGGTGATCCATGGCCACGGCCGCCGAGCTCCGCGCCCGCCGCGACGCGCTGACCGCGCAGCGGTCCTCGGGCGTGGCGCGGGTCAGCTATGACGGCAAGACCGTGGACTATCGCAGCGTCGCCGAGATCGACCGGGCCATCGAAGCGCTGGACCGTGAGATTGCCGCAGCCGAAGGGCGTCGGATCGTCCGGCATGTGCGCGTGACGACGGCGAAGGGACTCTGAACCCATGGGCTTCTTCGACCGCTTCCGCCGCCGGTCGGCCGGCGGCCCCGCCGCCGTGCGCGCTCGCCTTGAGGGCGCCATGGCGAAGCGTCGGCTGCGCGGCTGGAACCCGCCGCTCGAGAACATCAACGCGCTGGTCGCCTCCGGTGGACCGCGTCTGCTGGCGCGGTCCCGAGAGCTGGTCGTGACCAACGGCTATGCCGCCAACGCCTGCGAGGCCTTCGCCGCGAACCTTGTCGGCGACGGGATCAAGCCCTCGTCGCTGATCGGAAACGCTGACATGCGCGACCGGGTGCAGCGGCTCTGGCTCGCCTGGACCGACGAGGCCGATGCGGACGGGCTGACCGACTTCTACGGCCTGCAGGCCATGGTCGCGCGGGAGATGTTCGTCGCCGGCGAGTGCTTCGTCCGGCTGCGCCCGCGTCGGGTCGAAGACGGGCTACTGGTCCCGCTGCAGCTGCAGCTTCTCCAGTCCGAGATGCTGCCCTTCGAGAAGACCGAGACCGCGGCGAACGGCAACCGCATCCGCTGCGGGATCGAGTTCGATGGGATCGGCCGCCGCGTGGCCTACCACTTCCGCCGCCGCCACCCGGGCGACAGCACCGACCAGGGGGCGGCCATCCCGGAGACGGTGCGCGTGCCGGCGGCGGACGTGCTGCACATCTATCGCCCCATCGACGCGGGCCAGATCCGGGGGCTGCCGCATATCGCGCCGGCGATGGTGCGGCTGTTCCTGCTCGACCAGTACGACGACGCCGAGCTCGACCGAAAGAAGACCGCAGCGATGTTCGCGGGCTTCATCACCAAGACCGCGCCGGAAGAGCCCATGATGGGAGAGGCGGAGGCGGATCTCGACGGGGCGGCCATCGCGAGCCTCGAGCCCGGCACGATGCAGGTGCTGCTGCCCGGCGAAGACGTGAAGTTCTCGTCCCCGGCGGATGTCGGCGGCGGCTACGAGGCGTTCCAGTACCGGACGCTGCTCTCGGTCGCGGCCTCGCTTGGGCTGCCCTATCACCTCGTCACCGGCGATGTCCGGCAAGCGAACTACTCGAGTCTCAGGGCCGAACTCGTCGAGTTCCGTCGCCGCATCGGCCAGCTGCAGCATGGCGTCATCGTGCACCAGCTCTGCCGGGCAGTCTGGCGGCGCTGGCTGGAGACCGCGGTCCTGTCGGGCGCGCTGGAGGCCGATCCGGCAGAGGTGCGACCGGTGCAGTGGATCCCGCCGCGCTGGGACTGGGTCGATCCGCTGAAGGACATCCAGGCGCAGGTGCTGGCAATGGAGGCGGGCATCACCTCGCGGCGCAAGGTGGTGGAGGCCACCGGCTACGACGTCGAGGAAGTGGACCGCGAGAACGCCGCCGACGCCGCGCGCGCGACGGGTCTCGGCCTGCGCTACCGCACCAGCCCCGGCGAGACGCAGGGCGCCCGCGCGACGCCGGCAACGCGGGCCGAGCCCGGCAACGGCGCCGGCAACGACACGGACGACGGAGCGGCGACGACCGATCCGGCCACCGAACAGGAGTGACGACATGGCAAGCTGGTATGCGATCCGCGCCCGGGGGACCGGTGCGGAAGTAGCAATCTATGACGAGATCGGCGCCTACGGGGTCTCGGCGAAGGGGTTTCTGGCAGAACTGGGCGCGCTGCCTGAGGGCACGCCTGTCGATCTGCGGCTCAACAGCCCCGGCGGATCGGTCTTCGACGCGGTGGCGATCCACAACGCGCTGAAGCGCCACGAGGGCACGGTCACCGTCTGGATCGACGGCATCGCCGCCTCCGCCGCATCCTACGTCGCCATGGCGGGCGACGAGATCGTCATGCCCGAGAACGCCTTCCTGATGATCCACGACCCGGCCGGCCTCGTGATGGGCACGGCCGAGGACATGCGCGCCATGGCCGAGGCGCTCGACAAGGTGAAGGGCAGCCTCGTCTCCGGCTATGCCGCGAAATCCGGCCGGACGCCGGAAGAGGTCTCCGCGCTCATGGCCGCCGAGACATGGTTCGACGCGTCGGACGCCGTGGCGCAGGGCTTCGCCGACCGGCTGATCGAGCCCGTCCGGATCGCCGCGCGCTTCGACATCGGCCGCTTCCGCAACGCCCCGCCGGTGCTGGTCGAGGCTGTCGAAGCTGAAGCGGACACTGGCGAGCAGACCGACGCCGCCGCCCCCGAAGTTTCCGAGGCGACGGACGAAGCTGCCGAAGACGGGCAGGCCGTGGACGCCGAAGGCGATGAGGCTTCCTCCCCCGACGCCCCTCAGCCGCCGGCCGAGACGCCACCGCCCAGCGGCGCGCCGCCGGATCCTGCCGTGATCCGGGCCGAGGCCATTGGCCACGCCCGGGCCGTCATCGATCTCTGCCGCCTTGCCGGCCAGGCGCAGATGGCCGGCCGTTTCCTCGAAGAGGACGCGAGCCTCGATGAGGTGCGCACCGTGCTCCTCGCCGCCAGGGCCGAGGCCGAGCCCGAGATCGCACCCCATCACCCGCAGCCCGGCCGGTCCTCGGCCGCGCGCCCCTGGGGCGAGATCGTCGCCCGCACCTTCAAGCTGAAAGGATGACACCATGACCACGCTCGTCGAAGGCACGCACCCCGGCGGTTTCCTCGTCTGGGAAGCCTTCCGCGACTACACCCGCGAGACGATCACCGTCGCCGCGGGCACGCTTGAGCCCGGCACGGTGCTGGGCAAGATCACCGCGTCCGGCAAATACGCCGCGCACGATCCCGCCGCCGTCGACGGCACCGAGACAGCCGTCGCGGTGCTCTGGGGCAATGCGGATGCGTCCGGTGGCGATGCGCTGGCCGTCGCCGTCGTCCGCGGTCCCGCCATCGTCAACCGCCACGACCTCGTCTTCGCGGGCACGCCCAGCGAGGGGGAGATCGCGGCCGCACACGCGGCGCTCCTCGCCGCGGGCATCCTCGTCCGCTGACCCAATCCCGACAGGAGGCATCCAAATGGCCACCATGGACATCTTCGAAGGCGATGCCTTCACCATCGTCGAGCTCACCCGTGCGCTCGAGAACATCCCCTACAAGCCCGCGCTGCTCTCGGGCTCGGCCCTCTTCAGCCCGCGCGGCGTGCGCTCGCGAACGGTCGTGATCGAGAGCCGCGACGGCACGCTTTCGCTGATCCCGTTCTCCGAACGCGGCTCGGCCTACGAGAGCCAAGTGCCCGACCGGCGCGAGATGCGCGCCTTCGTCTGCCGGCAATTCAAGAAGCAGGACGTGCTCTGGGCCTCCGAGATCCAGTCCGTCCGGGACTTCGGCGCGGAGAGCGCCACCCAGCAGGTGCAGACCGAGGTGGCCTACCGGCTCCGGAAGCTCCGCCAGGACGCCGAGACCACCTTCGAATACCATCTCCTGAACGGCATCCAGGGGCTGGTGAAGGACCCGAAGGACCACGCCACCGTCGTGAACTATTTCACCGAGTTCGGCATCACGCCCGCGGCCGAGATCGACTTCGATCTCGACAACGCAAGCCCCGCCTCGGGAGCGCTGCGGAAGCGCTGCCAGGCGCTGATCGAGAGCGTCGAGGACTCGATGGGCGGGCTTTCGGCCGGGGCCGTGCAGGTCCGCGCCGAATGCGGCTCGGCCTTCTTCGCCGATCTCGTTGCCCACAAGGAGGTGCGGGAGACCTACCTCAACACCGCGGCCGCCGCCGACCTGCGCGGTCGCGTCGCTGATGAGGTCAGCTTCGGGGGGATCACCTTCCGCCGTTATCGCGGCGGCGTCGGCTTCACCGTGCCGACCGACAAGGCGTTCTTCTATCCCGAAGGTATCGAGGGGCTGTTCGAGATCTACTACGCCCCCGCCGACACCTTCGAGACCGTCAACACCCTCGGCCAGCCGCTCTATGCCCGCACCATTCCCGACCGGGACCGCGACGAATGGGTACGGCTCGAGATCGAGAGCAACCCGCTGCCGATCTGCACTCGCCCGCAGGTGCTGCGCTCGGCACGACGGACCTGATGACCGCCTTCGCTGCCGCCCTCGACGCGCTCTTCGCCGATGCGCATCTCGCGCGCGACGTGGTCTATACCGCCGAGGGTGGCGTGCCGTCGCTTGTCCGTGCGATCCTGCGGCGGCCCGACGACGTCACCGGCTTTGGCGAGGCGCGCCTCTGGTCGGAGACCACCCGGCTCGATCTGCGTGTCGCCGAGGTTCCAGCTCCGCGCCCCGGCGACCGCATAGAGATCGACGACGAGGCCTTCCTCATCCAGGGCGAGCCCGTTCGCGACCGCGAGCTGCTCGTCTGGACCGTGGACCTGCGCCCAGCCTGACCGCAATGAAGCTGAAGCTCGACATCACGCCCGATCTCGTCGCCGCCATGGCCGCCGAGGTGAAGGCCGGCGAGAAGGCAGTCACAGCTGCCATGCGCGAAGCCGGGACCGGGCTCAAGACCGCCTGGCGCGGGCAGATAACCGGCGCGGGGCTCGGCCGACGGCTCGCCAACTCGATCCGGAGCCAGGCCTACCCAAAGGCCGGCGAGAGCCTGAACGCCGCGGCGCTGGTCTGGTCCAAGGCCCCAGTCATCGTCGGCGCCCACGACACCGGCCCGCTGATCCGCTCGAAAGAGGGGTTCTGGCTGGCGATCCCCACGCCCGCCGCAGGCAAGTCCCTGCGTGGCGGTCGGATCACACCGGGAGAATGGGAACGCCGGACCGGTCTGCGCCTGCGCTTCATCTATCGCCGCCGTGGCCCGAGCTTGCTGGTGGCCGAGGGGCGGCTGAACACGAAGGGCCGTGCAGTGGCGTCACGGTCGAAGACTGGCCGGGGCCTCGTGACCGCGCCGATCTTCCTGCTGGTGCCGCAGGTCAAGCTGCCGAAGCGGCTTGATCTGGCGAGGGATGCCGAGCGGGCGCACGACGCGGTACCGGGACTGATCGTGGCGAATTGGGTGGAGGCGAAACTATAGTCGGACGCGCCGGAAAAAGGATCTGGAGCCCTGACAGGCCCCGTCTATCTCGGCGGCCGAGAGATCGTATTCTGGTCCTGATGCCGACTGCACGATCCGGCGCCCGAAGCCCGGTGACCGGCGTGTCCTCACGTGGCCACCCGCAAATCGGCCCGCGCGTCGCGGATGATCGACCACGAGGATTGCAGAAACAGCCCGGCGATCACTGCCGCTACAACGAGGTCGGGCCATGCCGTGTTAGTCCAGGCGACCAGACCCGCTGCCACGACGACCGCTGCATTGCCGATGGCGTCGTTGCGCGAGAACAGCCAGACGGCCCGAACGTTGGCATCTCCGGCCCGGTGGGGCAGCAACGGCAGAACGGCAACCACGTTGACCACGAGCGCGATCACGGCGAACAGGCCCATCAGTTCAGCTTCAGGCTGCTGCTGAACCAGTACGCGGTAGGCCGTGTTGGCGAGGACCCCGAGACCGAGCGCCCCGAGAAACAAGCCTTGGATCAGAGCGGAACGGGCTCGCCAGACCAGGCTCCAGCCGATCGCCAGAACCCCAAGGAAGGTGATCAGGCCATCGCCGAGGAAATCGAGCGCATCGGCTTTCAGGGCCTGCGATCCGGAAATGAAGCCGCCAACCATCTCGATGAGGCCGTAGCCCACGTTCAGCACGATCACGATCCACAGCGCACGCCGGTAGGCCGGGGTGATATGGCTCAAGTCCTTCGGAAGATCGTCGAAGTCTCCCTCGTGATCAGCTTCGGGTCCGCCCAGCCGATCCAGTCGGTAGCCGATGCCCGACACCGCACGCTCCACTTCGGGCAGCTGCAAACTCAGGTCGGATACATGCACCGTCATGATCTGCGTGGCAGTCGAGACTTTCACGTCCTCGACCCCGGCCGACCGCACCGCCTTCTCGATCTTCGCGGCGCATGACGGGCAGTCCATGCCGGTGACTCTGTAGCGCGCGTGCTCAGCGTTGCTCATTGTGGCCGTTTCGCTCATTACGATCTTCCGTGGACAGACGAGGCTATATATCATTGCAGACTGATATGTCAAGCGAGACCGGAATCCTTCAGCAGGCTGATGCTCAAGTCGTCGAGTTGCGGGCGAAGTTTTTCCGCGGCTTGGCTGACTTCTCGCGCATGTCGATTTTGGCCGCTCTGCGTGACGGCCCGCTTTCGGTTGGGGAGATCGTTGGCGCCACCGGCCTGTCGCAGTCGAACGCCTCAAACCACCTGCGGTGCCTGAGCGAATGCGGGCTGGTTGTCGGAGAACCGGACGGTCGGTTCGTCCGGTATCGGTTGAGCGATCCGCGCGTGGACGAACTGATGAGGCTGGCCGACGACCTCCTGGCCGGGACCGCTCGGGGCGTTGACTCGTGCGAGAATTTCAAAGGAACGGGCACGGTCTGATCGACGGCGGACGTCCGCCGTCGTTGGCCTACGATCAAGACCGGGCGACGACGCCCGGTGCTGTGCCATTCGGATTTTCTTCGGTGACATCATGCCCAGTACACGCGAGGCCACGCTGGCGGCGCTGCACGCACGTCTTTTGGCGTTGCCCGCCACCGCGCTCCGCGGCGAGGTGCTGCCCGAGCGCGTGCCGGCCGAGGGGCTGCTGATCCTGCGCGATGGCGAGCCGGGGGAGCCCGAGGTTACGCTGTCGCCGCTGCGCTACCACTACCAGCACCGGGCCGAGATCGAGGCGGTTGTGCAAGGGGCCACCCGTGACGCCGCCTTCGACACCCTCTGTGCCAGCATCGGCGCGGCGCTTGCAACTGACCGCACGCTGGGCGGGCTCTGCGACTGGGTCGAGGCGGAAGCGCCGCGCTCGGTCGATCTGCCGGTCGAGGGTGCCGCCAGCCTGAAGGCGGCGGTGATCCCGGTCGTCCTGCACTATTCCACGGCCGATCCGCTGGCCTGACCCCCTCTCACGATAGGAGACGATGATGGCACGAGCCCATGGGGCGCGGGCGCAGATGGCGCTTGCGTTCGAGACCGTCTACGGCACCGCGCCCGCCTCGGGTTATCGCACGGTGCCCTTCGCCAGCACCACGCTCGGCTCCGAGCAGCCGCTGATCGCCTCGGAACTGCTTGGCCAGGGGCGCGATCCTCTGGCCCCTATCAAGGACGCGGTCACCGCCGACGGTGATGTCGTCGTGCCGATCGATGTTGAGAACTTCGGCCTCTGGCTGAAGGCGGCCTTCGGTCAGCCCACGACCACCGGCACCACGCCCAAGACCCACACCTTCCAGTCAGGGAACTGGACGCTGCCGAGCATGGCCATCGAGACGGCGATGCCCGAGGTGCCGCGCTATGCGATGTACACCGGTTGCGTCTGCGACCAGCTGTCGTGGCAGATGGCGAGGTCGGGGCTGCTGACCGCCACCGCCCGGCTGGTGGCGCAAGGGGAGAGTGTCGCGGCTACCACGGCCGCCGGCACGCCGACTTCGTTGGCTCTGCAACGATTTGGGCATTTCAACGGCGCGATCACGCGCAACGGCTCGCCGCTCGGCAATGTCATCTCGGCCGAGGTGACCTATTCCAACGGCCTCGACCGGATCGAGACCATCCGCTCGGATGGCCGCATCGAAGGGGCTGACCCCGGCATGGCCGCGCTGACCGGCCGGGTGGAGGTCCGTTTCGCCGACAGCACGCTGATCACGCAGGCCATCGACGGCACGCCTTGCGAACTGGTCTTCGCCTGGAGCCTCGGCGCCAACGCCAGCTTCACCTTCACCGCCCATGCCGTCTACCTGCCGCGGCCGCGCATCGAGATCCCGGGCCCGCAGGGCATCCAGGCCACCTTCGACTGGCAGGCGGCCAAGGCCACGAGCCCCGCCCGGATGTGCACCGCCGTCCTCGTCAACACCGTCGCAACCTATTGAGAAGGCCCGCCATGCTGACCCTCGACCTCACGAACGCGCCGCAATGGTGCGACCTCATCCCCGGCGTGCGTGTCAGGCTCCGCCCGCTGACCACCGCACTGATGGTCTCCGCGCGCGGCGATCCGGCGATTGCCGACCTGCCAGAGGGGGCGGCGACCGAGGAGGCCGCGCTCGCCATGGCCAAGGCGCTGGCGCGGCGCGCGATCATCGGCTGGGAGGGGATCGGCGATGCCGATGGCAATCCCATCGATCCGAGCCCCGAGGCTATCGACGCGCTTCTCGACCTCTGGCCCGCCTTCGAGGCGTTCCAGACCCTGTACGTCGCCAAGGCGCTCCTGCTGGACGCGGAAAAAAACGCCTCATCGCCCTTGCCGAATGGGCCTTCGGCGGGGGCGAAGGCTACTGCGCGGCCTGTGCAGGATCCTGTCCCGACTGCCCCGCACGACTGAACCGGCCGCTGACATTGGAAGGCGCGCAGGTCTGGGACCTAGCGCAGCGCCTTGGCGGGCAGATGCGCGTCATCCCTGGTGCCGTGATCGGCTGGGACATGGGCGCGGCGCTGGCCTTGGGCGCGGCCCTCGGTATCTCCCCGCCCGCCATCGCCGAACTGCTGCCAGCCCTCGAGGCGGTGATGGTCCGCCGTGTCAACGAGCAGATCGCGGCGAACCGAGACTGAACCCATCCCAAATGGAGCCCCGATCCCATGGCCGAGAAGATGGGGTGGATGCCGCGCTCCCCCAACGGCATCGCAATGTGCCAAGCTTGTGATGTCAAAGCACAAGACAAGACGGGAGACGGCATCCATGGAAGAAGTTACCATCATCGGCATTGATCTGGCAAAGAACGTGTTCCAGCTGCACGGTGCGGCGGCGGACGGGCGTCCCGTGTTTCGGAAGAAGCTCACGCGTCTGCAGTTCCAGCGGTTCATGGCGGCGCAGCCGCCGCGCACAGTGGCGATGGAAGCCTGTCCGGGCTCGCATTACTGGGCGCGGGAGATGGCTGAGCTGGGTCACACCGTGAAGGTGATCTCGCCGCAATACGTCACCCCCTACGTCAAGCGGCAGAAGAACGATGCGGCCGACGCCGAGGCGATCGCCGAGGCTGCGACCCGGCCGCACATGCGTTTCGTCGAGCCCAAGAGCGCCGAGCAGCAGGCCCGCGCCGTGGTGTTCCGCGTCCGCCAGAAGGTGATCGCGCAGCGTATCGAACTGGTGAACGCGCTACGCTCGCATCTCTACGAATTCGGCTTCATCGCTCCGGTCGGCCTGCAGCACCTGCCGAAGCTGATCGCGGTGCTGGAGGACGAAAGCAGCGATCTGCCCGGGCCCGCGCGGATCGCCTGCCGCGGGATCCTGCGCCAGATCGAGAGCCTCGGCGCCGAGATCGCCGCGCTCGACGCCCAGATCGCCGAGTTGTCGAAGGAAAGCCGCTGGGCCAGGCTCCTGCAGACCATGCCAGGGGTCGGTCCGATCACCGCCATGGCCATCGAGGCCTTTGCGCCGCCCATGGAGACCTTCCGGCGCGGGCGCGACTTCGCCGCCTGGCTCGGCCTCGTGCCGCGACAGAGCTCGTCCGGCGGCAAGGCGCGGCTGGGCAAGGTGTCGAAGGCCGGCCAGCACGACATCCGGCGATTGCTGGTGGTCGGCGCCATGGCCGCGATCGTGGGCGCCTGCCGGCGCGGCATCCCCGAGGACACGTGGTTGGGCAAGCTGATGCTCAGAAAGCCGCGCATCCTCGTGGCCATCGCGCTCGCCAACAAGATGGCGCGGCGCATCTGGGCGATGCTGACGAAAGGCGAGAGTTACCGGGATCCGGCCCTGGCGGCGGCGTGACACCGCTGCCGGTCAGCCGGATATCGGGGATGTGAGGAAGGCATGAGCCGAATGGACAACTGATCGACCGGATCGGGGCAGGGAAAACCAGCGAGACGCGTAGGACTTCGAGCCCGGTGAGAAGTGTTGGACCCGGCCCGCGAACCACCATCCCGGCCCGCGGCGCATGTGAAAAGCCGCAATCAAAGGCCTGACACAAGCGCGCACTCGATCACACGTCCAAGAGGTTCACGATGTCCTTGCATTCCGCGCGGCATCCACACAAACGCGTCTCCGTCCGGCTCGCCGCCGTGGGCGGCCGCCAGGTACGCGCCGAACTGGAAGGCGTGGGTGAGGCCGGGGCGAAGGGCCTCGGTCGGCTCAGCCGCGAGATGGAGCTGGCCAACACCCGGCTGGCCGCTTTCGCGCGCCGTGCCGGGCTTGCCCTCGGGGCCGCCGCTGCCGCCGCCACGGCCTCGCTCGGGCTGATCGTCCGGTCGACGGCCGAGAGCGCCGCGCAAGTCCGACAGTTCGCGCAGGTCGCCAATGCGGCGCCCGAGGCCCTGCAGCGCTGGTCGGCTGGGGCGCGGACGGTGGGAATCGAGCAGGAGAAGCTGGCCGATATCCTGAAGGACGTGAACGACCGGGTCGGGGATTTCCTGCAGACCGGCGGCGGGCCGATGGCGGATTTCTTCGAGAATGTCGCCCCGCGCGTGGGTGTCACGGCCGACCAGTTCGCCCGCCTCTCAGGCCCCGAAGCCCTCCAACTTTACGTCGACACGCTGGAGCGCGCCGGTCTCAGCCAGCAGGAGATGACTTTCTATCTCGAGGCTATGGCCTCGGACGCCACGCGCCTCCTGCCGCTTCTGCGGAATGGCGGGGCCGAGATGGCCCGGTTGGGCGAGCAGGCTTCTGATCTCGGGGCGGTTCTGGACAGTGATGCGCTGGAAGCCCTGCGTCGCACGCAACTGGCGCTGGGCACGGTATCCCTCGTGTTCGATGGTCTCCGGAACCGCATCGCCGTGGCTGTCGCTCCGACCATCGAGGCGCTGGCCAATGCCTTCGTGGCGCTCGCCTCCGATGGCGGCATTCTCCGTTCGGCCATCGACGGGCTGATGGGCAATCTCGGGCGTCTCGCCTCCTATGCCGCGACCTTCGCGGCCGTCATGGCCGGGCGCTGGGTGGCAGGACTGGCGGCGGCGGCCCTGTCGGTGCGTGGTCTTGCGACGGCACTCGTATTCCTGCGCGGCGCCCTGATCCGCACCGGCATCGGCGCGCTGATCGTGGGCGCGGGCGAGCTTGTCTATCAGTTCTCGCAACTGGTGGCCTGGGTCGGCGGTGTCGGCGAGGCGTTTCGGCTGCTGGGCGATCTGGCCCGCGAAGTCTGTTCGCGCATCGGCCTGTCGCTGGACGCGGCCTTTGCCAAAATGGCCGGTGGATGGGAGGGGCTGAAGGCGGCCAGTCTCTCTGCCCTTGAGGGCGCCATCGCGGGCGTGGTCAGCTTCGGCGACCGGACGGCTGCGATCTTCCAGGGGGCCTATGACGCAGCGGTGGCGATCTGGGGCAGTCTGCCCGGGGCCATCGGGGATTTCGCGTTCCAGGCCGCGAACGGGCTGATCTCGGGCGTCGAAGCGATGCTGAACGGCGTCGTCACCCGGATCAACAGTTTCATCGAGACGCTGAACGCGGCGCTGGCCTTGCTGCCCGAATGGGCCACCGGCGAGGGTGGCGTGCGGATCGGCGTCCTCGACCCGGTGGAACTGGGCCGCATCGGCAATCCGTTCGAGGGTGCCGCGACCGCAGCCGGTGCCGCCGCCGCGGATGCCTTCTCGGCCGCGCTGTCCCGCACCTATCTCGAGCCGCCCGACCTCGGCCTCGGCGCGATGGCCGAGGATGCCCGCGCTCGGGCAGACGCCTATCGCGAGGCGGCCGGAATGCTTGCCGATGCCGCCGGTCGGCCGCTGGCCAGCTGGCAGGCGCTGAAGGATGCCGTCACCGGCACGGGGACCGAAGCCGAGACCGCGCTGGCAGATGCGGCTGGCGCGGCCGATGCTCTGACAGCCGGTCTGAACGACACCGCTGCCGCCGCCGATGGTGCTGGCGGTGCCGCGCGCAATGCGGGTGCGACTGCAGCCGAAGGCGCGGACACGGCCCTGACCGGCTGGCAGGCCGTCACCGCTGCTTTGGCCGACTACGCCGCCAAGGCGCGCGACATCGGCGGGGATATAGGCAGCGCGCTGGTCGGGGCATTCCAGAGCGCGGAGAACGCCATCGGCGACTTCGTGAAGACCGGCAAGCTCGACTTCCGCGACCTGGTCACTTCCATGATCGCCGATCTGGCCAAGCTCGCCGCACGGCGCTTCATCCTCGGCCCCATCGCAAACGCCCTTTCAGGCGCGCTGGGCGGCGCGGGCGGGATTTTCGCGAACATCCTGCATGCGGGCGGCGTAGTCGGCGCCCCTGGTCCCGGACGCATGGTCCCGGCGCTGGCCTTCGCGGGCGCGCCGCGTATGCACAACGGCGGCTGGGCCGGTCTGCGGCCCGACGAGGTGCCCGCAATCCTGCAACGCGGCGAGCGCGTCATCTCCCGGCGCGAAGCAGCCGGTTTCGGCCAGGCCAGCACCTCGACCGTCAATGTCACGATCAACGCCCGCGACGCTGAGAGCTTCCGGCAATCCCGCACGCAGGTAGCGAGCGACATCGCCCGCGCCGTGTCGCTCGGACGGCGCGGCATGTGAGGACCAGCCATGGCGTTTCACGAGGTCCGGTTTCCGGACAACATCAGCCGCGGGGCACGCGGTGGCCCCGAGCGGCGCACGCAGATCGTCGAACTGGCAAGCGGGGCCGAGGAGCGCAACGCCAGCTGGGCCAACAGCCGCCGCCGCTATGACGTCGCCTATGGTATCCGCCGCGCCGACGATCTGGCGGCGGTCGTGGCGTTCTTCGAGGCCCGGAATGGCCGCCTCCACGGCTTCCGCTTCAAGGACTGGGCCGACTTCAAGTCCTGCCTGCCATCGCAGACGCCGGGTCCGACCGATCAGCCGATCGGCACGGGCAATGGTGCGGTCAACACATTCGCTCTGCTGAAACGGTACACATCTGGCGCGCAAAGCTGGACCCGTGCCATCGCCAAACCGGTGGCGGGCAGCGTCCGTCTTGCCCTGAACGGCGTCGAACAGATGTCGGGTTGGAGCGCCGACACCACCACCGGCAGCGTCACCTTCACCACTGCTCCCGGCGCGGGCGTGCCGATCACGGCGGGCTTCGAATTCGACGTCCCCGTCCGCTTCGACACCGACATGCTCGACGTCACCCTCGACCTCGAGCGGCTGGGGTCGATCACATCCATTCCACTGCTGGAGATCCGGCGATGAACGAAGAAACCGGCTTCATCGCCGCCGTACTGCGCGATCTGGCGACCTCCACCGTCGTCATCCTCGCCGCCTGGGGCGCGCTTGGCGGAGCCACCAACGCGCTGACCACACGGATGCGGCTGCGCGATGCGTTGCGCCACATCCTGCTCGGCGGTCTGATCGCGGCCGGGATGGGCAGCCTGTCGATGGCGGTGATCACCGCCTGGCTTGGCCTGCCATCGCAAGCAATCCCTGCCGGGGGCGCGGCGGGGTCGGCCGCCTACCTGGTCGGCGTCTTCGGACCCGCCTTCATCGAGGTCGTCCTCGCCCGGCTGCGCAGCGGCAATGGGAGCGACGGCGATGCATGAACTTCTCCGTCTCGCGCGCGCCATCCGCTGCGACGCCGCCGACCCGGCACAGGCCTTCAGCCATCGCCTGCGCATCGGCCTTCTGGTCGCCGCGCTGATCCTGATCCTCTCAACACTCTTCGGGTGATCCCATGCACATGACTGATCGGGGCCTGCTGGCCCTTGTCCGGCACGAAGGACTCGTGCCCGGACCTTATCTCGACGTCAAAAACATCTGGACCTTCGGCATCGGCCATACCGCCGCCGCCGGTCCTCCCGATCCGGCACGGATGTCGCGCGGCATGCCCGCCGATCTCGATGCCGGGATCCGCGAAGCGTTCCGGCTCTTCCGCGCCGACATCGTGGCCTACGAGGCCGACGTGCTGCGCGCGGTGAAGGTGCCGCTGGAGCCGCACGAGTTCGATGCGCTGGTCAGCTTCCACTACAACACCGGCGGCATCGCGAAAGCGTCGCTGACCCGCCACCTGAACGCAGGCAACCGCGCGGCGGCCACAGCGGCCTTCATGGGCTGGCTCCGTCCTGCCGCCATCCGGGCCCGGCGCGAGGCGGAGCGTGATCTCTTCGCCAGGGGCATCTACCCGACCGGCACGATCCCGGTCTGGTCGGTCGACCGCAACGGCCGGGTGGATTTCTCGCGGCCGATCCGCCGGCTAACCGAAGCCGAGGCGCTGACCCTGCTGCGCCCGACGAACGTGCCGCTGCCGTTACCGACCCAAGCGCCCGCCGTCCGGTCGTGGTGGCAGCAGCTGGTGGAATTTCTCAAAGGAAAGGCAACATCATGAACTGGAACCTCGCACGCGGGCTGGTCTATCTGGCCTGTCTGGCTGCCTCCGGGCTGGCCATGGCCGGGCTCGCGGACTTCGATCTGGCGACCGGCAGTTTTGATCTGCGCCCGTTCAATCTCTACACCCTGACCGGTACGGCCGGAGGCGTGATTTCCTCGGCGCTGGCCTCGGTCGCCCTGTGGCGCGGCTGGGGGCGGAATTGAAGTCCCTCCCGCCCGCGCTGCAGGCCCATTTGGACGAAGGCACGACGACGCTGGCCTGGTGCTGGCGGATCACCCGCGCCGATGGCGTAACCTTCGGCTTCACCGACCACGACCGGACCCTGTCGTTTGACGGGACCGAGTTCGAACCCGAGAGCGGGCTGACGGCGTCAGAGGTGCGGTCGGGGTCGGACCTTTCGGTGGACGCGCAGGACGCGCAAGGCGTGCTGTCGTCGGACCGGATCACGGAGACCGACATCCTTGATGGCCGATGGGATAATGCAGCGGTCGAGGTCTGGCGGGTGAACTGGGCTAACCCTTCGCAGCGCGTGCTTCTGCGGCGCGGGGCCATCGGCCAGATCCGGCGCGGGCGGCTGGCCTTCGTGGCCGAAGTACGGTCATTGGCCCATGTCCTTGGCCAGACAGTCGGGCGGACGTTTCAGGCCAGTTGCGATGCCGCGCTGGGCGATGCGCGCTGCGGTGTGAACCTCGAAGCCCCGGCCTTCAAGGGCAGCGGCGCGGTCATCGATGTGCTGCGGGACCGGGCCTTCACCACTTCCGGTCTCGGCACATTCGCGGCGAGCTGGTTTGCTTTCGGGCTTGTGGAATGGTCGACAGGTGCGAATACCGGGCGACGGGTCGAGGTGCTGTCGCATGACCTCGTCGACGGGGTGGCGATCCTGACGCTGCTGGAAGCGCCGGTGCGACCTATCGCGGCGACGGATGCCTTCGTGGTCCGGGCGGGCTGCGACAAGCGGATCCCGACCTGCGGGACAAAATTCGCCAATGTCGCCAACTTCCGGGGATTCCCGCACATTCCGGGGCAGGACGCCGTCCTGCGCTATGCCACCAAAGATGGCGGGCACGAGGGGGCGGTACTGTGACATCGCCGATCGCGACTGCCGATCCCGCCCTTGTCATCGCCGTCGCGCGCTCCTGGCTCGGCACGCCCTACCACGACCAGGCCAGTCTGCGCGGGGTCGGCTGTGATTGCCTCGGCCTGGCACGAGGCGTCTGGCGCGAGGTGGTCGGGCCTGAACCGTTCCCGATCCCGCCCTACAGCCGGGATTGGGGCGAGACCGGGCCGAGGGAAGTGCTGGCCGACGGAGCGCGGCGGATGATGCCGGAAATCGTACCAGCATATGCGCCGCCCGGTGCTCTGATCCTGTTCCGGATGATGCCCCGCGCCATCGCCAAGCATGTGGGCATCCTCACCGGCCCCGACACCTTTTTGCACGCTTACGAGCGGCTCGGCGTCATCGAGGAACTGCTGACCCCCGCATGGCGACGCCGCATCGCCTTCGCCTTTCTGTTTCCGGCACGTTGACTCCCCCAACCCTTCGAACCCTGAGTTTCCGCAATGGCCACGCTTGTCCTCGGCGCTGTCGGTTCCGCCATCGGCGGGGCGTTCGGCGGCGCGATCCTCGGCTTCTCTGGCGCTGCCATCGGTGGCTTCATCGGCTCCACCATCGGCTCGGTGGTCGACAGCTGGATCGTGTCCTCGCTGGCCCCCGCGCAGAAGATCGAAGGCCAGCGCCTCGACAGCTTGCGGATTACATCCGCCACCGAGGGCGCGATCATCCCGCGCCTCTACGGCCGAATGCGCATCGGCGGCAACATCATCTGGGCAACTGACTTCCGCGAAGAGTCGAAGACCACCACGCAAGGCGGTGGCAAGGGCGGCGGGGGCGGCAAGGTCAAGACGACGGAGTACCTCTACTATGCCAGCTTCGCCGTGGCGCTCTGTGAAGGTCCGATCACCGGCATCGGCCGCATCTGGGCCGACGGCAAGCCGCTCGACATGACCGGCATCACCTGGCGCTGGTATCCGGGGAACGAGACCCAGACGTCCGACCCATTCATTGCGGCCAAGATGGGCGCGGCCAACACCCCGGCCTATCGCGGTACGGCCTATGTGGTCTTCGAGGAACTGCCGCTTTCAACCTAGGGCAACCGCCTGCCGCAGCTCAGCTTCGAGGTGTTCCGGCCCTTGGCTGACCCCGACACCGCCGAGGGGCTGGTGAAAGCGGTGACGATGATCCCGGCCTCGGGCGAGTTCACCTATGCGACCGAAGCCGTGCGCAAGACGGTTGGGGCATCCACTACGGTCTTCGGCCAGACCACCGGCGGCACCACCTCGGCCGAGAACCTGAACGCGCTGCCGGATGAGGCCGACATCGTCGTGGCGCTGGACCGCCTGCAGGCCATGGCCCCGGCCGTCGAGAGCGTCAGCCTCGTCGTCGCCTGGTTCGGCAATGACCTGCGCGCGGGCAATTGCACCATCAAGCCCGGCGTCGAGGTGGCGACGAAAGCCACCAGCCCCAAGGTCTGGACGGTCAACGGAGTTTCCCGCGCTGCCGCCCACTTGGTCAGCCGCGATGCCGAGGATCGGCCGATCTATGGCGGCACGCCTGCGGATTTCGCGGTGGTGCAGGCGATCCGCGAGATGAAGGCGCGCGGGCTGCGGGTGACGTTCTATCCCTTCCTGCTGATGGACGTGCCGCCCGGGAACACGCTGCCGAACCCGTATTCGAACAACGCCGCCACGCCGGAACAGCCGTCATTTCCATGGCGCGGCCGGATCACCTGCTCCCCGGCGGCAGGCTTCGCAGGGACCGTCGACAAGACTGCCGCAGCGGCCACGCAGGTCGCGGCCTTCTTCGGCGCGGCGTCCCCGGCGCAGTTCGCGGTGTCGGGCGACACCGTCAGCTGGACCGGCCCCTCTGGCGATTGGGGGCTGCGCCGGATGATCCTGCACTACGCCCATCTCTGCGAGGTGGCGGGCGGTGTCGATGCCTTCCTGATCGGCACCGAGATGCGCGGCCTGACGACGATCCGCTCCAGCGCCAGCGCCTATCCGGCCGTCACAGCCTTCAAGGCGCTGGCGGCAGACGTGAAGTCGGTCCTCGGCCCGGTCACCAAGGTCGGCTACGCCTCCGACTGGTCGGAATACTTCGGTCACCAGCCCGGCGATGGCACGGGGGACGTTTTCTTCCATCTCGACCCGCTCTGGTCGGACGCGAACATCGACTTCATCGGCATCGACAACTACATGCCGCTCTCGGACTGGCGCGACGGCTTCGACCATGCCGATGCACAGGAAGGCTGGCCCGCGATCCATGACCGGGGCTACCTGCAGGCCAACATCGCCGGTGGCGAAGGCTTCGACTGGTTCTACGCTAGCGCCGCCGACCGCTCGGCGCAGATCCGCACGCCCATCACCGATGGCAGCGCGGGCAAGCCCTGGGTCTTCCGTTACAAGGATCTGCGTGCCTGGTGGTCGAACCAGCATTTCAACCGGCCGGGCGGGGTTGAGAGCGGCACGCCGACCGCATGGGTGCCGCAGTCGAAGCCGGTCTGGTTCACCGAACTCGGCTGCCCGGCCATCGACCGGGGTACGAACCAGCCCAACGTCTTCTTCGACCCGAAGTCGTCCGAGAGCTTCACGCCCTACTTCTCCCGCGGATGGCGCGACGATGCCATCCAGCGCGCCTATCTCGAGGCCAGTTACCTCTGGTGGGGCGCCTCGGCCAACAACCCGACCTCGTCCGTCTACGGTGGCCGGATGGTGCATGTCCCTGAATGCGCCGCCTGGACCTGGGACGCGCGGCCCTATCCCTTCTTCCCCGAACTGACCGGCATCTGGACCGATGGCCCCAACTGGCGGCTTGGCCACTGGCTGACCGGACGGCTGGGTGCGGTGTCGCTGGCCGCGCTGGTGCGGCACCTCTGTCTGCGCGCTGGGCTGGCGGAGAGCCTGATCGACGTTTCCGGCCTCTGGGGCGCGGTCGAGGGCTATGTGATCGGCGCGCTGGAAAGTCCCCGCGCGTCGATTTCCACCTTGGCACGGCATTTCGGCTTCGATGCCATCGAGACGGAGGGCGTGATCCGCTTCGTCATGCGCGGCCGCGCCTCGGTCGCCACGCTGGCCATCGACGATCTGGTGGCCAGTCGTGAGGGCGAGGCTTTTTGAGCTGACCCGCGGCCAGGAGACCGAACTGCCCCAAGCCCTCAAGTGGCAGGTCGCACGCGCGGATGAGGACTATGACGCAGCCCTCGTCGAAGCCAGCCGCATCACCGTCGACACCACCCGCATCGCCTCCGAGTCCTTCCCGATGGCGATCCCGCCCGAGGAGGCCGAACGCCGCTGCCGCCGCGCGCTGATGGAAGCCTGGATCGGCCGGGAAAGCGCCACCTTCCGCTTGCCGCCCTCGCAGTTGGCGCTGGACCCCGCCGATGTTATCCGGCTGGCGCATGACAGCCGTGTAGTGGAATTCCGTCTGGTCTCGGTCGCCGATGCCGAGGCGCGCAGCATCGAGGCCGTCCGCCAGGACCGGGCCGCCTACGACCTGCCGCCCGGCGATCCGCGCCCGGCCTCGCTGGCCAGTCCCGTCGTCTTTGGCACGCCCGAGGTGGTGATGCTTGACCTGCCGCAGATCAGCGAAGACCAGCCCGCGCATCGCCCCCTGATCGCCGCCCATGCCAGCCCCTGGCCGGGCGAGATCGCCGTCTTCCGCAGCGCCTCGACGGACGGGTTTAGTTTCCTGACGACCTTCGGCAGTCGGGCGCGGATCGGTACGCTGGCCTTCGACTTCTTTCCGGGGCCAACCTCCCGCTTCGATCTCGGCAACGCGCTGGTCGTCGATCTGCTGTCTGGAACGCTGGAAAGCGTGACCGACGTCGCGCTGTTCGGCGGGGCCAATGCCCTCGCGGTCGAAAGCGCCGCTGGCCAGTGGGAAATCGTCCAGGCAGGCGCGGCTGAACTCATCGCCCCGGGCCGCTATCGCCTGACCCGCCTCCTGCGCGGCCAGCGCGGAACGGAACATGCGATGGGCAACCCGGCCCAGGCAGGAGCGCGGGTTGTGGTCCTGGACAACGCGCTGTCATCGCTGCCCATCGCCGAAGCCGACCTCGGTCTGCCTTGGAACTGGCGGGTCGGCCCAGCTGCGCGGGCGGTCAGTGACGCAAGCTATGCCGCGCTGGGCTTCACCCCGACCGGGCGTGGCCTTGTTCCCTTCGCGCCGGTCCATGTCGAACAGCCATGGCGAACGGCCCGCAGCCCCGGCGATCTGACCATCCGCTGGACGCGCCGGTCCCGCGCGCCGGTCGCGGATACCTGGGAACAGGTCGAAGTGCCACTGGCCGAGGACCTGGAAAGCTACGACGTGCAGATCCTCGACGGGACGACCGTCAAGCGCACTCTGACCAGCAGCACGACCGCCGTCCTCTACACCGCCGCCCAGCAAGCCGCCGATTGGGGCGCACCGCTCGGGCCCGGCCAGACGCTGGCGATCCGCATCTTCCAGCTCTCGAACCGCCTCGGCCGCGGCACGCCTGCGACCGTGACCCTCCAGTTCTGACGGGATTTCCCATGTCCGACACCACGACCCATCTGGGCCTGCCCTATCTTCTGGCGGCGCAGGCGCAGAGGCATGTTACCCACAACGAGGCGCTGCGCCTGCTCGATGCCATGGTGCAGCTGTCGGTCCTCGACCGCACGCGGACTGCCCCGCCCGCGAGCCCCGCCGATGGGAACCGGCACCTGGTGGCCTCGGGCGCGACCGGCCTCTGGGCCGGGTGGGACCTGAACATCGCCTTCTGGATCGACGGCGCGTGGATCCGGCTGGTGCCGCGCACCGGCTGGCTCGTGTGGGTCGCGGCCGAGGGGTTGTTTCTCGTCTGGACCGGCAGCGCCTGGGCGGTGGTGGGCGAGCCGCGCGACGTCTCGGACGCCGTGTTCAGCCTAGTCAACGACGCCGATCCGACGAAGAAGGCCACCTTCTCGCTGGCGGGGATCACAACGGGCACCACGCGCAGCTTCACGTTGCCGAATACCTCGTCGGAACTGGCGATCCTCGCAGGGACCCAGACCTTCACCGGCAACAAGACCTTCTCGGGCACGTTGACCGCTTCCGGGACGGTGACGACATCCGGGGCCACGGCGACCATCGGCACGTCCACCGGGACCGCGACCTACGGCATGGGGACAGGTGCCACGACCACCGGCGTCACCAAGACCGTGAACCTCGGCACCGGCGGCGCGTCCGGATCGACCACGGTCGTCAACATCGGCTCGGCCACCGCCGGGGCGGGCGGCACCACGGTGGTGAACACGCCCACCGTCACCTTCGCCAATACCGTCACGCAGGTCGGCATGCCGCAGGCGAACCTGACCGCGCAACTGCTCGGCCTCGGCGGGGCGACGGCTGACAGCTACAACCGTCTGTCGGTCAACACGCCTGCGGTCCTACTGAACAACGCAGGCGCTGGCATCGAGGCGACCGTCAACAAGGCCGTTCCTGCCAATGACGCGGCCTTCGCCTTCAAGACCGGGTTTTCGGCTCGGGCGCTGATCGGTCTCCTCGGCAATGACGACTTCAGCTTCAAGGTCAGCCCGGACGGGTCGGCCTTCTTCGATGCGATCCGGATCGACCGCACCAGCGGCCAGGTGGAACTGCCGCAGCCGACAGTCCTGCCGGGTCTGACCGCAGCGCCGACCCCGCCGCCCGCGGGCAAGGCCACCCTCTATGCCCGCAACCGCGCAGGCGCTCCGTGGATCGATGTGATGCGCCCCTCGGGGCGGGATTTCCCTCTGCAGCCGCACTTCGGCGTCAACCGGATCGCGAACTGGGCGCCCTCGACCGGCACGACGATCACCGGCGAAGGCCTGCCGATCACCTCGGTCGGCACCGTGTCGCACCCGACGCTGGCCGCGACGAACCTCGCCGCCTCGATGCGCCGCTGGCGGCTGACATCTGCGGCCGTCGTGGACTCGGTGGCCGATCAGCGCTCCGCAGGCTGGGCCTGCTGGCGCGGCAACGCGGCGGGCCTCGGCGGCTGGACCTTCGTGACGCGGATTTCGCTCACGACCCTGCAGGCGACCGGCATGGGGTTCTTCGGTCTCTATGGATCGACCGCCGCGCTGGCGACCACCCTGACGCTCGCCGCCGTGGTGAACTGCATCGGGATCGGCTTCCAGCGCGGCACCCACGCCAACTGGCAGCTGGCCCGCAACGACGGCACCGGTGCGCCGACGCTGACCGACATGGGGGCGAGCTTCGCCATCGCCACCGGCGGTGTGCTGACCCTGTTCATCGCCGCCCCGCCGAACGGATCATCCGTCTGGGTCCGTGTGGTGGACGAGGTCTCGGGCGCGGTGTTCGAGCAGGAGGTCAGCGCCGACCTGCCCGCCGCGACGCAGTTCCTGTCGCCACGGCTGTTCATGAACACCGGCGCGACGGCCGCCGCCGTCGCCTACGACTGTGCCGGGGTCTATCTGGAGACGGATTACTGA